GTCCTCATTGTGAGTGACACTGTTGCTCTTTAGGCCAAAGTGGATGTCAGTGAAGATTGCGGCTTTTCGGAATAGATTACTCATCCTTTGATTATACTACTCATCCAAGGTGCTTACAACCGGTCCGGACATGGCTTCCATTGAGTGTTTGCCGGAGTTTTGCCGAGTCCATGAAGGATTGAGTCCGTTCATCTCCAGGATGTCGTCACGTATGTTCTGCATCTTCTTTTCAATGTTTAGGATACGAGTAAAGCTATTAGTGATAGCGGCAGTATAATATGCAAAAGGGTTCTGCGATTTTGATTCGTCAAATTGCAGTCCAATTTGACTGAGCTGTAACAAGGCTTGACCGCGCATTTCTTCATTGTAAGTGTATACTCTACAGTTTGATCTTGTGGCATAACGTTCGCACAGTTTCATAAACATCCGAGCCAGAGTGCGAGTCATCTCGCCATGATCCTTTGAAAACTCCCCAGTTTCAAGATCTCCTTTCCAATGGCTTTTGCCAACCAAAAACGGAATTTTGTTCTCGTCCACACGATAGTGAAAAAATGGAGGAAAGTTCACTCGCATGTGTGTGGGATCTAGCATGGGTTCGTCGATTATTCCTGCCAGTGTATCTTCTTCTACAGGATCGTCTAGCTCCAGCAGCTCTTCTAATTTGCGTTTTTTGGCAGCAGCTTTGGTGATTTTTTTAGGTGCCATGGGTATGTGTTCCCAGGTCATGATGCGAAAAACAATGTCTGTGTTGGGTATCCTTTTTGGATCAATGATTTCACCAGTTTCACGTTTGATGCGATCTGCTTGATTTCTACGTGCTTCGGCGGTGCTCTTTTGATTGATCTTGCTTACTGATGGTAGGATGATATCGTATTGATGATCCAACACAGGATCTCTAAAAGCACAATAATTCTTTTTGCTAAGGTGAATTTCCTTGAGAATATCTCTGTTGTTGAGATAGTTGGTCTTTGGTGTTGCTCTTGTAATGGTTGCCATCAGGGCGAGATCCTTTAAAATATTATTTATTATAACACATTTTTCCAGTTTGTCAATGGTTATAAACTGCGCGGTTTATTTTTTGGGTAAATAAAGGATAGGAATTATCATGGCATACATCAAAAGCAACGCAACAACATTTAATCAATTGATACAGCAAGGTTTATCAGTGGCCGAAGCCACTGCGCAATCTGGAATCAGTGCCGATGCTGCTTCATATGGGTCCGGCACAAATTTCAATGCAGGTGCAATAATTCCAGGTGCCGGCGGAATTGTTGATCCATTGGGACTAACACAAGTATCTTATACACAACCAAGTGTTGCACTGAATTCACAATCTCCTTTGCAGACTACATCAGCACCGTTCACTGATCCACGCATAATTGTGGGAGCACCGCCACCTCCTATTACAGATGCACCGGCCCAGGCAGTAGATGAATTCACCGGGATAGATCAACAAGTTGCAGCTAACGCAGCAGAAAATCAACCATTTCCCTATGGTGATGACGCCACAGGTGTGGATGCTCAGGTAGCTGCTAACGCAGCAGAAAATCAACCATTCCCCTATGGTGATGACGCCACAGGTGTGGATGCTCAGGTAGCTGCTAACGCAGCAGCAGCACAAGAATTCCCCTATGGTGATGACGCCACAGGTGTGGATGCCCAGGTAGCTGCTAACGCAGCAGCAGCACAAGAATTCCCCTATGGTGATGACGCCGCCGGAGTAGATGCTAGAGTAGCTGCTAACGCAGCAGAGAATGTGGAACAAAGTGATGCTGAAACAGCTCGACTGGCAAGACTAGATCTAGAAGCCACGCCCAATGAATCATCAGCTGAAACAAATAGACTCATTGCTCAAAATTCACAAGCTGTGGTTGGAACACAATTGGCACAGCGACAAGCAGTATTAGAAGCTCAACGCAAATTGGTCAACAATGGTGATTGGCGTGTTCGCCTTAGTCTTGCTGCCGGTGCCACCTATTTGTATAATGCATCCAGCCCTGGCATATTGCAACCATTGGCTCGAACTGGAGGAGTAATATTTCCATACATGCCCAAGATTGATGTAGCATACAAAGCTGATTACGATTCATATGCACTTACACATTCAAACTACAAGGGTTATTTTTACAAAAGCAGTTATACTGATGCAGTGAGTCTTACTGCAACTTTCACAGCACAAGACACCGCCGAAGCTAATTATTTGTTAGCGGTGATACATTTTTTTAGATCAGTAACAAAAATGTTCTATGGTCAAGATGCACAACGTGGTGCTCCGCCACCGATGGTATATCTCACTGGTCTTGGAGAATATCAGTTTGCAGCACATCCTTGTGTGGTTAGTAGTTTTCAATATAGTTTACCCAACGATGTAGATTATATTCGTGCAGGCAGTACCAACATCAATGGTACTAATTTGATCACCCGCAGAGCAAGACAAGATTTGCCTACTAACCCCATAACAGGTGCTATCAAAAGATTAGAAAACTTGTTCTCTAGTCAAGGTATCAACAAAGGTGCTATTGTGAGCCCACAGGCACCGCCAACTCTGGGTAAAAATTCACCAACTTATGTTCCTACCAAGATTGATTGTACAATAAGTTTATTGCCTATGCAAACTCGTGCTCAGGTCAGCCAAGTGTTCAGTCTCAAGAGCTTTGCCAACGGTGACTTGATCAAAGGAGGATTTTGGTAATGGCCACATACGACTCAACCAGTGCATACTATACCACAGGGTATAGTCAATTTTTCCTGGACGTGATGGCTAATCGTGCTATCCCCAAAGAAACCGATGATCGACTTATGCAAATAAATCAGACATATCAGTATAGACCCGATCTGTTGGCATTAGATTTGTATGATAATCCTGGCCTTTGGTGGGTTTTCTATCAACGAAACCCAAACACGCTCACAGCACCACCGTTGGATTTTAAAGTAGGTGTACAAATTTATCTACCTAAAATAACCACACTACGCGGCGTATTGGGATTCTAATCAATGTCATCATTTATTCAAAGCGAAATTTTACGTGTCAAATTGGATATTGAATACACTCAAGACAGTGTACGTGCATACGAGGAAAGATTACAAGATCCAAATATTACGCCATTGCAACGAGCCTCGGCTCAAAGAAACTTGGCTCAACAACAACAAAGACTTGTTGCCTTGCAAGGGGAACAGGCCACTTTACAAACGCAGGCCAACGCTCCACCAAGCAGCGCCGGCGATGTTGCAGCCGTGGCACAAGGAGCACGTGATGATAATGCCAATACCAGTGCAACAGCACCACAACAGCTGGTTGAAACCCCAGATGGTCGCATTACTAACAAACCCCCCACAGTAGATACCAATGCTAATCTACCCAATACTGCTGATAATGGCAATACGGATTCAGGAACCGATGACGAAACAAGATCATTAAATGACACCCAATCTATTGCATCTCCTGAGCCATCAGGGGCATTGTCAGCGCCGCCATTCTTGGATCCTCAACAACGAGCAGAGTTCAACAGCTTGCAAACTCAAGGAGCATTGCCCAGCTATGCACCAGTGAACAATGCCACACAAGGTGGAGTAGGCGCACGGGGAGATGATGCTGCACAACCTACAACCAATACAGTGCGAAATAGACTGGATGAACTGTACGGTGGTGCGGCCAATGCTATCATATCACAAGACAATATCTTGGATTACTATGCCAGCTATACCTATAGTCTCAGCTGGTATCTAGTGGATCCAGATACCTATAACAAATTGGTCAAATCTCCAAAAAGAAATCTTGAAGGCTATTATCTCCTGGTACAAAGTGGCGGAGCACCAGCAAACAATCAAGTACCTGCAAACAACGGCACTGATCCCACTGTGCAAACATCTGGTACAGTGGGCTATGGACGAAGTCCATTTTTTCCACTGGACTATTACATTGATAATCTTGAATTTGACGTTGCTTATGCAGGTACTGCAACCAATGGTGCAGCTACATTTAGCAATTTAACCTTTACCATAACTGAACCCAATGGAATTTCTTTGCTAGATAATTTGTACAGTGCCGTGGCAGATTTGTACAGCAAGAAAAATATTACCAAACCAGGAACTCCGCCAAATTACTCTGCTGCAATGTATGTGATGGTAGTAAGATTTTATGGATACGATGTGGACGGAAATCTTGTGCAGCCTATTGCACGACGTACTGGAGTTACAGATAATCGAGCAGCAGTAGAAAAATTTATTCCTTTCATTATTAGCAACATTGATTTTAAAGTAGCTAACAAACTGGTTGAATATCAAATTGCAGGAACATTACCAGGAACCGCTACAGGATTTAGTACCAATCGTGGTAGTATTCCGCAGAACTTTCAGTTCCAAGGAACCACTGTCAGGGACATCTTGGTCGGAACTGTGGCTCAACAAACAGCCAGCGAAGCAGCAGGTGATCAGACCAGAAATGGTGTCCCTATCCAAACATCTCCGCCGGGCAGCAACAATGTTCAAGATCCCCAACAACAAGCACAAGCTAGACTAGCGGCGATCAACAACAACGGATGGGGAGAAGGATAACATGGCTGATAATTTACAACCACAACCAAGATATTCCAGCAAACCCGGCGAAAACGCACTGGGTGGTGTTGGCGCACCACCCAAGGCTGATTCTGCTCCAAAACCCGGTGCCACTGATACCGGCACTGGATTGATTGCAGCGCTCAATGCCTATTGGGGAGGCATAGCTAAATCCAAAGGTATAATACCTGACATATACGAAATCAAATTTGTTGACCCGTTGTTGAGCAATGCCAGTGTGGTACCACCAGGTCCACTGGACAAAAGTTTTGCCGGCGGATCTTTGCAGGTCACTGCTGCTGATGAATTACTCAGTGAAAAGCAAAACATGAGTCCGGCAGTGCGACAACGATCAGCCACTGCCGGACAACAAATTATACAATTTATTGATACAGTATTACGTAACAGTAACTATATCACAGATCAACAAAAAGTAATATGGAATTCAAAAACCAACACATGGGAATACAACGGAAAACCTGCACAAAACTTTGTGTGGTTTAATATATCTTGTCAAGCAGAGCAGCTGGAGTACGATCCCAAGCAGAATGATTTTGCATACAGAATAACTTATATCATTGCACCGTATCAGATTCCTGTTCAGAGTGAATATTTTGACAACGGTTCTTTTAGAGGTGTGCATAAAGTTTACAACTACTGGTTCACTGGGCAGAATTCTCAAGTCACACAATTTGAACAAAACTACAACAATGCTTGGACGCAAGCCTTGACCAGCGACGTATCTGTCAGAGCAGGCAATGAATCCCAAGCCAGTCGAGTCAACAGCAGAGAGCAATGGAAAAAAAGATACATGCCTGCTAGTAATCAAGCCAGACAAGGCAGCGATGGTAATACATTTGAACCAGGAGCTAATGCTGCTGATTATCTTTACTCCGTTGATACTGCTACTATTGCATTGAATATACTGGGAGATCCTGCATGGATTCCGCCACCTACCAACATACAGCCAGGGCAATTTACAACATCACCATTTTTTGCCGATGGCAGCATTAACACCACAGCAAGTGCAGCATATTTTGAATTTGCCTGGAACAAGCCAACCGATTACAATACCACAACTGGTCTCATGGATCCTGGTCAAAACAACTTTGGATCCAACCGGGCTGCTGGTCGAGCAGGTATTGCTCAACAAGCAGTTTCGTATCAGGCCACTGGTGTAAAAAGTAAATTCCGTGGCGGAAAATTCACTCAAGAACTATCTGGAACATGGTTACAAACACCTGCCAAGAATGCTGTGGCTGCTGCTGACACAGGTAGAAAAACTGATCCTGCAACTGGAACAAAAACTGTGGGCAGCATTAGTAATGTTCAAGATGCTGCACAACCAACCGCAGTTAATTCTTTAGGATTACTAGCCGGTTCATCAGTATACAGCATTAATAATGTTCAAGATCGCGCCCCATCAGCAGTGAATATTGAATCGTCATCAACTCCCAATTCAATTTCGTCAATTAGCAATGCAGAATTACTGCCGGCAAAACCTCCAGGTATTGACGGTGCAGAGCCAACTACAGAATTTCAACCGCCACCGGTTCTACGGGGAAATCCCACTGCTGGATTTGATGGCCTAGATTTATCACCAGCTCCTGCTCCAACTCCTCCACAGGGTATAGTTAACGACGATCAGGGACCCTAAATTAAGAGTAATAAGGAACAATAAACAATGGCATACAACAACAATCAAGCATCGGGAACAACAAAAAATTTCAAGTTTGATCGCGGCGGTACACCAGCCGAGATGGGACCATTCATTGGCAGAATTGTCAACAATATTGATGCCACCCGAACTGGTCGTTTACAAGTGTTTATTGAACAATTTGCTACAGGGCAACCTAGTACCAATCCTGAAACTTGGCGCTGGGTGAGATATTTGCCACCGTTTTATGGTGTAACAGAAAAAAACAGTACCAGTGCAGGTACAGGTTCGTATCCAGGCAATCAACAAAGCTATGGCATGTGGTTTACTCCTCCAGATATTGGAACATCAATCATGTGTTTTTTTGTCGAGGGCGATCCTGATCAAGGATATTATATTGGCAGTGTGATTGACAACAGTTTGAATCACATGTTGCCAGCCATTGGTGCTGCCAACAAATCTCAGTATGTCACACAGAACAAAACTCAAGCAGCATATTTTGCCAATGCTCCGCAACTTCCAGTCACTGAAATCAACACTGCCAACAAAGAAGTGGATCAAAATCCAAGATTTTTTGATCAACCCAAACCAGTACATAGTTATCAAGCAGCTATATTTTTCCAACAAGGACTAGACAAAGATCCTGAGCGTGGACCTATTATCTCTAATGCACAACGAGAAAGTCCAAGCACAGTGTATGGAATATCCACTCCTGGCCAACCAATCTATCAAGGTGGTCTGGATCCTGCTACCATACGCAAACAACTCAGTACAGGCGCAGTTAAACCGCAAGATGTCACAGTGATTGGACGCAAAGGCGGCCATACATTGGTAATGGACGACGGCGATTTAGAAAACAAAAATGCTTTGTTCAGATTGCGCACATCTAAAGGTCATCAGATCATGATGAATGATTCAGAAAATTTCTTTCAGATCATTCATGCCAATGGCCAGTCCTGGGTAGAGTTTGGAGAAGAAGGCACCGTGGATGTGTACTCTACTAACTCGGTAAATGTTCGTACTCAAGGTACCATAAACTTACATGCCGACAAAGACATTAACATGTACGCTGGCGGCAATCTCAATATGAAATCAAATGCTGATACCAATATAGGTTCTGTGGGCACTATGAATATAGCCAGTCAAGGTGAAATGGTATTATATAGCCAGTCAAGCATAGGTGTAAAAGCTGACGGAACACTGGCATTACAAAGCAAGACAACTGGATCATTTGATGGTGGTTCTGCATTGCGATTCAAAGCATCAAGAATAGATCTCAATGGATCGCCAGCAATATCAGTTACAACTCCTCGACTGTATCCCAAAACAACATTAGATGATACCGAATTTGATAATTCAACTGGGTGGAAAGTAAAACCCAAATCTTTAGAAAGCATTGTTACTCGTGCCCCTACACATGAGCCATATCCGTATCACAACAAAGGTGTGGCAGTGAGTGTAAATCTTGGAGGTACAGGGTCTCCTACTCCGCCACCGGCAGCAGAACCAGTTCCTACCAATTGGAGTATCATAAGAAAATCATGAGTAATTTTACATTTACAGGCCCAGATGGCGCAACTTATGAAGTACAAGGCCCGTCCACTGCTACTTTTGCTCAAGCTCAAGCAGTGTTTGCTCAACAAACATCTACAGGTGGGTTAACTGGGTTACCAGTGGGCGGGCTAGTCAATGCAGTTACACAATCAGCCGGCGGGTTAAGTTCTGCGTTAGCACAGTTGGGACCACAAGCTATAAGTTTAACAAAACAAATAGGCAATTATATCAATTTGCCAAACTTAACTGGGTTGCCAGTACCAAATGCTATAACGGTCAGCAACTTTGTTGACACCAGGACCACAGCACAATCCATTGGAGCCATTGGATCTACACAGATTCAAGGGTTGGTGGCACAAACTGCTGCATCGGTAAATCAAGCCACAGATGTAATTACCAATACCAAAGGACTAGGACAATTTGGACTTAATGCTGATCAACTGCAACTCTCAGGATTGATCAAACCAGGAGTAGCTGATCAGATTAATTTAGACCCATCACAATTTACCAGCATTTTGTCAAGTCCCACAAGCTGGACAGGCAAATTGGGTGCCACTAACCTTACTTCTGTACTCAGCAGCAGCAGTTTACAAACCTCAGTTCAACAAGGATTAATGAGCACAAACTTTGATCAGCTTAAACAGCTGGGCGCAATCACGGGATTAGAATCAGCATCACAGTTGGGTCCTTTAGTGAATGTGGCCACAAAATTTGGTGCAGGTACTGCCACTGAATGGTTATCAAGTGCAACCGGAGCATCGGGTATCACAAGTGCAATAACCAATGGATTAAGTAACAACGTAAGTGCATTAACAGGCGCTGCAAGCAGTTTGTTATCCGGAGGAGCGGGCAGTTTATTATCTGGGAGATTGCCGTCGGTGCCTGGGTTGTCTTCAGCAATAGATGGCTTTGCACAATCTGCACAATTTGCGCAGGTATTTTCTTCTGATATTTCTTCTCTGGGCGGCGGTGGTAATCCTCTTGAAGCAGGTACCGTAACACCCACAGCGGCAGCAAACACAGTGAATAGACAAACTGTAAATCAAGCAGTATCAGCAATAATTGGTAATAGCAAGATACCTGTTCCAGATTTTATACCCGCAGTGTAAATCTGCGCTGGAATCCAATGGATAAATATAAACATGCCTACATTCATTGGATTCAACACACAAAATCAATACAAGAAGTTTACTCTAGTAGACCAAGAGCTAATCAAACGTGACCTCTTGAATGCTTTTAACATATGGCAAGGACAACTGCCAGGGCGTCCTGCATACGGCACTATACTTTGGGATTTTTTGTTTGAAAATCAAGATCAAACTACCATGGCTGCTATCTTGCGAGAAGTGCAGCGTGTGGCCGGCGGCGACCCCAGAGTAGCATTAACAGATGTAAATTTATTCCCACAAGAAAATGGTGTATTGATTGAACTTGAAGTGCAGTTTGTTCCTAATACTGATGCTCAATTGCTGAGTGTGTTCTTTGATCAACAACAACGTAGAGCATCGTTTGTATAAACGTAGCCGTTTATAGATTCGGTAAATAACAAATAACAACGGACGATCATGGCAACCACTACTAGACAAACAGTTATATTCGGGGTAGAAGATTGGAAACGCATCTACGAGACCTATAGAGAAGCGGATTTCCAAAGTTACGACTTTGAAACCTTACGCAAAAGTTTTGTAGACTATCTGCGCCAGTATTATCCTGAGACGTTCAATGATTACATTGAAAGTTCCGAATTCATTGCATTATTAGATGTAATAGCATTCATGGGTCAGGCCATGAGTTTTCGTAACGATCTCAACACCAGAGAAAACTACATAGACACTGCTGAACGTAGAGACAGCGTGGTTCGCCTGGCCAATTTAATAAGTTACACACCCAAAAGAAATACTGCTGCCAGTGGATATCTCAAGGTGTTTTCGGTACAAACCACAGAAAATATTACAGATTTCAATGGTATAGATCTAGCCAATGTCACAATCAACTGGAACGATCCTACCAATTTCAACTGGTTGGAGCAGTTCACCGCTGTTGTCAATGCAGCATTAGTAGATACACAGCGAGTTGGTCGCCCAGGCAACCGTGAAACTATTGTGGGTGTGGACACATCAGAGTATTCAATTAACCTAGTGCCTGGATTTTTGCCAGTGCTGCCTTACACAGCCACTGTGGACGGCGTCAACATGCCATTTGAAGCAGTGAATGCCACCTCGGTGGGAACACCATCAACTTCACCGTTTATCTTTGAACCAGCACCACAACCCAGTGGCATTTTCAACATGTTGTTCCGCAATGATTCACTGGGTTATGCAGCAGCCAATACAGGATACTTTTTTTATTTCAAACAAGGTGTATTACAGAATCAAGATTTTAACTTGGCCGAACGTATCCCTAATCGTACAGTTAATATCAATATTGACGGTGTAAACAACGAAGATCGTTGGTTGTTCCAATTGGACAACACTGGCACCGTGACTAAAGAGTGGCAGTATGTACAGTCTGTATATGCTGCGGCAGCAGAACAATTGGCTCCTGAACAACGCAGTTTGTTTTCAGTAACATCCAGAGCCAACGATCAAATTACATTGACATTTGGTGATGGGGTATTCTCAGCTGTGCCCACCGGATTGTTTCGTGCGTATGTTCGTGCATCAAACGGATTGCAATACATTATCAATCCAGACGAAATGCAAAGTGTTGTGTTGCCTATCAGCTATATCAGCAGATCAGGGCAAATAGAAACTATCACATTCACTTGTGGTATTACAACACCTGTAAGTAATGCTCAAGCTAGAGAAACACTGGATGAGATCAAACAACGTGCGCCTGCCAGATACTACACACAGAATCGCATGGTCAACGGTGAAGATTATACTAACTTTCCGTTTACTGAATACAATTCTATCATAAAGAGTTATGCATTAAATCGTGCCAGTATTGGCACCAGTCGATATCTTGATCTAGTAGACAACACAGGCAAGTATAGCTCTACAAATATTTTTGCGTCTGACGGTGCCTTGTGGGAAGACAATCAGCTGCCTACATTTTTGTTTACTTGGCTTACCAACAATGAAATTGCCAATGTGATTGTTAATCAAGTACAGCCTTTAATATCAACCAATGCATTTGTGCAGTTTTACTATGACAACTTCATTAGACCAGATCTAGCAGTGTTAAATTTATCCTGGAATCAGAGTACAACCTTGGCCAACGAAACCACTGGATACTTTAAGAATGCTGCTGGTAACCCTGCGCCTATCAGTATATACAGCAGTTCTAATTCAAAGTTTATCACTGTGGGCAGTTTGGTTAAATTTGCAGCACCACCTGGATATTTCTTTGATGCTAACAATCGTCTCAAGTTGGGTATACCTACCTTGGCCGATGAACGACTGTATTTTTGGGCTAGTCCTTTAAGTATCTATTTAGACGGCACCAATCAAGGGCAAGGAAACTTTGTGGACGGAACAGGTCCGGTGGCATTGAATGTTTTTGTACCAACTGGTGCTATACCTGTACGAGTAATTCCATTGTTGATCACCAGTTTGCCCAGTAGTTTGATCACAGAAATCACACAGCAAATTTTGCTGTATAGAAATTTTGGTCTGGGTTATGACAACACAGGTGAAATCACAGGGACTCCTTACACTTGGTATCTAATCACTTCCAACAACATAGACATTGATGCCAAATTTAGTTTGGCCAATGCAGGCAGCACATCGGGTACAAATCAAGATGCTTCATGGATGATACAAGCAGTGACCAATGGAACAAAATACACCGTGACCAATCGTGCCTTGTTATACAACTGGGGATCAGTTTTACAAACCAGATTCTTCTTTGAGAATGGCAATCGAATTTACGATCCTCGACTGGGCAACATAGTGAGCGACTATATCAATGTGCTCAAAGTCAACAGCTTGCCTGACTCAAACAGCCCTCAACCAGGAGATATCTATCTCAAAATTACTGGACAACCAGTGGAGTCTGATGGGTTGGTTGACGACTTCCAAGTCATTGTCAGTTACGAAGACCGCAACAACGATGGGGTCACAGATAATCCTGATTTTTTTGATGAGATTGTTGCACCCAATGTGAATTCAAATACAAAATATGTGTTTTTCCAAAAGACTGTGGACTTTGATAATCTACAACGTTATTTGTTGATTGCTCCGGGCATTGTGAATTATGACTATGCTACCATGAATGATATTGAAGTTGTAAAAGCCCAGTATATTGTTGGACAGATATTTTATGCATATTCTCAAACAATAACAGTAGGGCCATTGGCTGGACAAGTGGGTGCGTTTTATCAATTGGTAATCAGTACCAATGGAACAAAAATACTACTAGATGTAACTGCTGAGTGGTTGGCCAAGGTAGGTCGATCAGGTATGTATTTCCAATACAGGCACAATGCTCCGTTGACAGATCGTATTGATCCAGGCACCACTAACATTATTGATTTGTATGTGGTCACACAGGCCTACTATACTTCTTATCAGAATTGGATTAGAGATTCAACAAACACAGTTCCCAAACCAGATGTTCCCACAATCAATGAACTTGACACCGCGTATCAAGGCCTGGACGCTTACAAGATGATATCTGACAATATAGTATTAAATTCAGTATCATTCAAACCATTGTTTGGTCCCAAAGCAGCTGAAAATCTACGTGCAACTATCAAGGTAATACGTGCTGCCAATTCCACTGCCAGTGAAAGTGAAATTAAAACCCTGGTAGTGGCCAATTTGAATGAATATTTCAGTATTGACAAATGGAATTTTGGAGATACATTTTATTTCTCAGAACTGGCTGCGTACATACACAGAAACATGGGCGGTATTGTGAGTTCAGTGGTCTTGGTACCACTGGATCCGACAAAATATTTTGGTGATTTGTATGAAATACATTCGGCACCAAATGAAATATTTGTAAATGGTGCTGGTGTAAGCTCAGTGGAGGTTATCACTTCCTTGACATCAACTAATATCAGAACTGCACCCGGCAGCGGAGTAATTTAATGGCCACAACAAAGTCGGTAGATTTTTTACCACCAATATTTCAAACCAGCACCAACAAGCAATTCTTATCGGCTACCTTGGATCAACTGATTCAGGAACCTGAGTTCAAAAAAACCCAAGGATTTGTTGGACGTCATGTGGGCCCTGGAGTAAATCCCAACGACTACTATGTAATCGAACCCACTGCGTCTCGATCAAACTATCAGCTGGAACCGGGTGTTATAAGTTTAGTACCTGATACCAATACCATTCAAGATGCAGTGACTTATCCAGGTATCACCGATGCAATAGGTCGTCAAGGCGGGTTTACCAACAACTCGTCAAGACTTTATACCAGCGATTATTACACTTGGGATCCTTTTATAAACTTTGATAAGTTTACAAATTACAGCCAATATTACTGGTTACCCGGCGGGCCAATATCCGTAGGTGTAAGTGGATCTACAATTCCTACCACTGCCACATACGATGTAACCAGAGCAACTACATATTATGAATTTTCAAGTATAAAAGGTAAAAATCCTGTAATCACTTTGGTTCGCGGCGGCACATATGAGTTTGCAGTCAATCAAGCGCCTAATGCTTTTTGGATACAAGCCGAACCAGGCGTAAGTGGACGATTGCCTTATGCACCTAACATCAGCTCAAGAACTGTGTTGGGTGTTACCAACAATGGCGAAGATTCAGGAACTGTTACTTTTAGTGTGCCTTATAAAACTGCTCAACAGTTTTATTACAATCTAGCTCTGGCTCCTACTATTCCCACAGCAGGGCAAGTTGATTTAGTAACCAACATTGACTATAATCAAATCAACGGGTCATTGGTATCTACATTCTTTGCCAACTATCCTTCAGGTATAGATGGCATAACTAATCTTCAAAATCGCACAGTGATATTTGACAATACCACAGCACCTACCAACGTATATCAAATACAATATATAGGCACTGGATTAGGTCAAACTATACAACTGATTCCGGTGTTGTCAGTTCCTGCCCTGAACAAATTTACTATCATGTTTGGTACTGAATACAGTACCACACAGTGGTATCTCAATGCATCTGGCTATTTTGAACAAATACCATTGCTGACTGCTGTGCAAGATCTACTGTGGTATCAAGACGGAACTAACCCAGAAATTTTTGGGCAAATTAGATTGGTAGATCAGACTCAGTCAGTGACCATTGATGTGATCACTGACATACTTGGCAAGAAAAACTATACTTCTCCCAATGGAGTAGTATTCACCAACAATTTAAAGATAACATTTGAAGGTGAAGTATTTCCTACTAGCTATCAGGCGCAGACTTACTATGTAGCTGGGGTAGGCACGGCCATACAGTTGTTGTTGGAAACCGATTACGTCACTCCTGAAATTGTACGTACTGCCACTACTCCTTGGGATTTTGTGCCATGGGATTCGGGCAACTGGGACGGAACACTAAATCAACCATTGGATCCTGATTACATTACAATAGCGTTAGACAGTGCTGATCTCAATGCTTGGACAAGATCAAATCGCTGGTTTCATATTGACGTAATCAACGCAGCCGCCGCTTACAATAACACAAATGTAGTGTTGGACAATGTATTCCGAGCCAAACGTCCTATCATTGAGTTTCGCGGCGGTACACGTTTGTACAATATGGGCACACAAGCCAAAGATCCAGTGAACATAATTGATCTTGCCCAAACTGATGCACTGTCCAACGTGAATGGCGCTACTGAATATTATGTAGACGGATATCAATTGCAGCAAGGCAGCAGAGTTATCTTTGCACAGGATGACGATTTTAATGTACGCAACAAGATTTATGTGGTGAATTTTATCAGCCCAGCTTCGGTACCATTGCCCGACAGTTCGCTAGTGGACCAGCCTATTATTGATCTAGTACCAGCAGATGACGCATTGTCACTGATTGATCAGTGTGTGGTTTGTTTGAGTGGTAACACCCTGCAAGGCGTGACTTTTTATTATGATGGCGTGCAATGGATTCGGGCACAGCAGAAAACAGTTGTGAATCAAAATCCTATGTTTGACGTGTACGATCAAGCAGGATATAGCCTTGGTAATCGTGTGATGTATCCAAGCTCGACTTTTTCAACCAACAAAAACAATCTTGGTACTGTGACTGGCGGTAGCCCATTATTCAGTTATGCAATTGGTCCAGGTACAGTGGCAGATACTGTGTTGGGATTTCCGCTGAAATATCTCAGCTTGAACAACATTGGCGATATTGTGTTTGATAACAATCTGTATGCAGACACGTTTATCTATGTCAAAGACAATGTACAACAAACTGAAAATATCAGTATAGGGCATGTTCGACAATATGAAAATCGAACTGTGTATGTAAAAGAACTTGGCTGGCAAAAAGCTGCGGTCAAAAGTCAAATTTATCAACAGTTAACTTTACATACAGTACCACTCCGATAACAGCATCTATCTCAGGTACAACACTAACTGTGACACAGGTTCCGGCCACAGGTTCACTGTTGATAGGGCAAAGTCTTGCTGGCAAAGGAGTCATTCCGGGTACTCAAATCACAGGATTACTCACAGGCACCGGCGGAACAGGAACTTATATTGTTAGCCCGTCACAGACTGTGCTGTCGGAAATTATCACAGCAACTACACCATTGATTTTGGATGTGGCTGCTGTGCCAACTGGATTGGTACCTAGTGTTAAAGTGTATGCCACCAGTGTGAGTCAAAACTACAGTAGTTCATTTCAAGACCCGGGTAATTACACAGTCACTACCACAGATGACACCACAATCATTAGATTCAATCCCACAACAAAAATAGTGTTGGGTGATATTGTTGAAGTATTGGTTCTAAGCAATCAGGTAAGTGCTGCGGGGTTTTATCAAGTTCCTATCAACTTGGAAAACAATCCATTAAACGGCAATAATCCATATTTTACATTGGGTACCATAAGAACACATTATGATACTATTGCAGAAAATTTAGTCAACCTCACTGGCATTGTGAATGGTGCCAATAACACAAGAGACCTGGGCAATATTGTTCCTTACGGTTTGAGCATTTTGCAACAAAGCTCACCTATGACGCTGGCTGGGTACTTTTTACGCAAACCTGATTACGATATCTTCGCATCGTTGGCTTTCAATTCTAGAGAATACGAAAAATTCAAAGCTCAGTTCTTGAACACAGCAATTCAGGGTGACTACACAAATATGTCAGTGGCAGAAATACTTAATGCAGTATTTTCTGAAATCAACACAGGTCGTACCAGTTCAAATCCATTCTATTGGTCAGACATGTTGCCTACGGGTACCGTGTACACACAGCTTCAAACTACTATACACCAATCACCGGAAGAGTATTTGACCTCACACAAGTGTACAATTACACGTCTGCCAATTATCAAGCATTGCTGGTGTACATCAACAATCGACTGCTAACTAGAAATGTAGAATACATTGTCAGTGTTGATGCACCGGTGATTGTTATTGACGAATTAGTACCATTGGCAGTGGGTGATGTAGTGACCATTCAAGAGTACGAAGCTACTTTTGGTAGCTATGTTCCTAATACTCCTACCAAATTGGGATTGTATCCAGCGTATGTTCCTGAAATATTTCTAGATGAAACTTATGTAACACCCACATTTGTCATTCGCGGGCATGATGGATCTATCACTAGGGCATTCAGCGATTTCCGTGATCAGTTGTTGTTGGAGTTTGAAACAAGGATTTACAACAACTTGAAACTGGATGGCAATCCTGTGCCATTGACTGCTGCAGAAGTTATTCCAGGACAATTTCGCACCACTGGTTACAGTCTGGTAGAGATACAAAATATTCTAAATCAAGACTTTTTGACTTGGGTAGGATGGAATAAACTTGATTACAAAACACAAGATTACATTGCAACCAACGAATTTACTTGGAATTACAGCACAGCATCAAACAAACTCACACGTGATCCATTGCTGATTGGCGCCTGGCGCGGCATCTATAATTACTTCTACGATACTATCTATCCTGATACCCGGCCCTGGGAGTTGCTGGGATTCAGTGAACGCCCAATTTGGTGGCAAAATCAATATGGCCCAGCACCTTATACTTCGGGTAACTTGGTGTTATGGGGCGACCTGGCAGCAGGCCTGGTAAGAGATCCAGTTGCTCCTTATATTCGTGCAGCATATGTTCGCCCTGAACTACTGCAAGTGATTCCAGTTGACAGCGAAGGCCAATTATTGAGTCCACAACAAGTGGTAGTAGGTAACTTCAACACAGCTGATTTCCGCAAGAGCTGGGTGGCTGGCGACGACGGTCCTGTAGAAAATGCCTGGCGCACTTCGAGCGCATATCCATTTGCTATCATGAGATTGTTGGCATTGACTCGCCCGGCTGAATTTTTCTCATTGTTTGCTGACAGAGATCTGTACAAGTTTGACACTGATTACAATCAGTATCTGTACAATAATCGTTATAGATTAGATGCCAATGGAGTGGAAGTGTATGGCAACGGTACCAGCAAAGCCAGTTACATTGATTGGATAGTAGATTTTAACCGAGTGAGTGGTATCAACTCAACTGATGCACTTACAGCTGATCTCAAAAATCTTGACGTGAGATTGTGTTATAGAATGGCATCATTTAGCGGAAAAAATCTGCTAGAGCTCTATACTGAAAAATCTAGCCCTAACAGTTCAAATTCTAGCTTGTTGTTACCAGACGACAGCTACAATCTGTTGTTTTACAAAAATGTACCATTTGACCAACTCACCTACTCTAGTGTGATTGTGCAAAGCACTACCAACGGCTGGGCTGTGTATGGTTACAATATGAGCCAACCATATTTTAACATTCTACAAAGCAAGATCAACGGCAATTTAGGTACCATATCAGCTGGCAGTAGCACAGTTCGTGTTCCGGTAGCATATACCAATAATGTAGTGCAGATTCCATATGGGTATGTGTTTACTAATCAAACATTAGTAGCTGATTTCTTATTGAGTTATGGAGCACTATTACAACGCCAAGGCCTTGTGTTCAACACAGTAGAAAATGGATATGTGTTAGACTGGAATCAAATGGTCAGTGAATTCTTGTACTGGAGCAATCAAGGATGGGATACTGGTAGTATTATTAATTTGAACCCAGGTGCAAGCAAATTGATTGTAGAACGTGTTGGTGCAATTGTTGATAGCATTGCAGTACAAACCACAGAAAACATGGTGTTGAATGCTGACCGTACACCATTCAACGCTAGAGATTTGGTAATTGAAAGACTGGATAATACTTTTACTATTACCAGTTTGACCACTGAGACTATCAACTTCCTCAACATCAAGTTCACCAGTTATGAAAACATGATTGTGTTGGACAATACCAGTATCTTTGCCGACTTGATCTATAATCCCATAACTGCTGCAAGACAAAGCCGTATTAGACTGGTAGGATGGACTACCACGGAATGGAACGGTCAATTAAATGCTCAAGGGTTCATCTTGAATCAAGATGATGTTAAACCATGGAATCCATTGAAAAAATATGCTCGTGGTGAAATTGTAAAATGGAAAAATACTTATTACAGTGCTCTTGACATAGTACAGCCATCTGCAGAGTTTGATATCAACAACTGGAGAGTGTCTAACTATACATTAATCCAACAAGGATTATTGCCTAATTTGGCCAACAAAAGCAATCAACTGGCCAACAGTTACAATATCTACACTGCCAATCTTGAACTCAATCAAGATTTATTCTCATATGCGTTGATTGGATGGAAACCTCGACAGTACATGGTGAATCTAGAATTAGATAGTACCAGCCAAGTTAGCTTATATCAACAATTTTTAGGTACCAAAGGCACACTACGTGCTGCTGACATATTTTCGTTTGCTGACATAGGGCATGGACCTACACAGTATCAGATCTATGAAAACTGGGCCATCCTTCGCGGAGTATACGGTGCCAACGCCAATCGCAGTTTCTATGAACTGCAACTCAACGAATCGTTGCTTACTGCCAACCCAAGCACTATCCAAGTTGTGTTGCCCAATGAATCTAGTTTGGCTGAACAAACAGTTTTGCTGAGTAACCTATGGAAAACCAGCTATAAAATAACCAGTCCGAACATATTAACCACAGTAACATTGCCTATAGAAGATTCGGCATTGCCCAGTGCCGGCTATGTGAATTTTAATGATGTTGATATCACGGTATTTGATATTGCAAACACCGCAGAACTAAATGCCAACATTGACAATATCAACGTAGGAACTGATATATGGGTAGCACGGATCAATAGCTACGACTGGGGAATTTTTAGAACCAGCCAACTTCCGGGATATCTCAGTACAGTTACTACAAATCTTGATGGTACTAGTGTGTTTACCTTTACTCAACCTCACGGCATTACCACTGCTGGGCGCTTGTTTATAATTCGATTCTTCTCAGACGAAGTCAATGGAGTATATGAAGTAGTACGTGTGCCAAGTATCAATCAACTGGTTGCTGCATTTAGTTTTGTTAACCCCAGTCAAATCACTGCCTCTGGCAGCGGCATTGGTTTTGTATTGCAAACTCAGCGGGTAAAACAAGCTAGTGATGTAATCGCATTGCCATATGCCAACAGTTTGATTCCAGGCAACAAGGTATGGGTAGATAACAATGGATCGGGGCTATGGCAAGTGTTGGAAAAACAATTGGTTTTCACATCCACTTCTGAAATAAAAGCTGCTGTACCTCAAACAAATAGTCAATATGGTCAAAGCCTGGCACAGAGCAAGGATAATATCTATGTAATTGTTGGTAGTCCAGCATACAATTCAGGTAGCGGTGCTGCATACACTTACATACGAACAGCAGTTAATCCGTTGGTAGAAAATTCTGTGCTTGAGCTTGGCGCAGAAAACACTGTTGGATACGGACATGCTGTAAGCATTGGTGACCAAACTTGGCAAGTGATAGGTGCCCCGGCCAGCAATAACAATCTAGGTTATGCTGCCACAGTTTATAGAATTCCCGACACCAGCACCTTTATAACTTCAAGTGTACTTACAGTACCTATTGTGACTGATCTAGTACGTCCAGCTGAGTTTGGTTACAGTGTAGCAATCAGCCAAGATGAGCATTGGATGTATATTGGTGCTCCTGGCATCAACAAAGTATTTGCATACGGATTGGTAGAAGTTCAGACTCAAACTAAAAAATACATAACTGACGGCACTACTTCTATTTTTAATTACAGCAATTACATTGTGATTGATTCGCAGTATTCTGATCAGCTCAATGTGGTACTGAATAATGAAAATCTAACACAAGGATTTGATTATACGTTAACAGCTACCAGTGTGGTGTTTAACTCAACGCCACCAAGTGATTTGGTACTACAAATCACTCGTCAAACTTCTGTAACATACACTGGTGATGGATCAACACACATATTCTCACTGAACGAATATTTGTACACCGCAACCAACATCTACAGTTTTGTTGTTTCTATCAATGGAGTATTACAACGTCCAAATATTGATTACGAATTCAATGCAGACTACAGTACCACTGGTAGAGATTTAATATTCTTTATACCGCCTGCTGCCAATGCATCAGTCACAGTATCCACCAACAGCTACTACACATTCGTTGATGCGTTGGAGTTCACTATTGAATTCACAGCGTCAATTGCTGGTAACATACTCACAGTGACTGATGTACCTGTTGGGTTTCAATCTCTTGCGATTGGCATGGTTCTCAGTGGCACCAATGTTGCACAAGGTACACGTATCACAGCCCTGCTTACCGGAACTGGCGGCACAGGTACATATATTGTGTCACCGGGACAGACCACTGCATCTACTACAATCACAGCCAGATTGGCCGATGACAGTAGATTTGGTCAAAGTGTTGCATGTACCATTGACGGCACACAGATTCTGATTGGTGCACCAAACACCAATGCTGATAATGTTGCGGATGCTGGTACAGTTTACGCATATGATCGTTCAGTGCAAAATTTTGTAGTAACCAATACTGCACAAACATCTTACACTGTGGATGGTGGTGTATTGGTTGCACCCACTTTTGTAAATTTAAACAACACCTTCTTGGTCAACACCGAAGATAACATAGGCGGAACATTCTCTGTGAGCGGTGCCACAGTCACGGTGACAGCTTCACTGGCAGTAGGCGATGTGTTGCAAATACAACCAAACACATTTAGTCTATTGCAGATCTTGAATGCCAACTCGCCAGGTGTGAGTGCTAACTTTGGTGGTAGTGTGGACGTGTGTAGATATAGTTGCAGTGTGTACACTGGCGCACCAAGCGATAGTTCTGTGTTGGCCAACGCTGGATCAGTACAACGCAATGTAAATCAAAGTCGCTTGTATGGCACCACTACTAGTTTTAACGTCAATCCTGTATTGACTCCTGGGCAAAGTCTCAGAATCAACAATCAAGAATTTGTATTTGCAGATCCTGATCAGTGGAACAGCAATGTGAGTTGGCCTATCAACAGCGTGGTTCAGGATAGTGGAATGATATATCAGTCCATTCGACCTGTGCCTGTGGGCATAACACTCAATAATGCGTACTATTGGAAACAAAGCAATTGGATGACTGCGTTGGTTGATAGTATCAACGCATCGGGCATTGCTAACGTGATAGCTAGTACCGGTGCTCTTGGCACAACATCATTTGGATTGCTAACATTAAGTGTGAAGAATGTGTTGGCTGCTGACCCTACCAATCGTCTTACTGTATTGCCAGGCCTGATTGGCAACATGTTCTATGTACTTGGATTCAACACCTATGCTTACACACAAACTATTACCAGCCCGTTGCCGTCAATCAACGCCAATTTTGGCTCAGCACTGAATATTGATACGTCGGCTACTACATTAACTGTGGGAGTACCTGGTGGAAACTTGTATCGTCCCAACACATTTGATCAGGGTACCACATATTTTGACGGCCGTACTACCACATTCAATGGACCATTGTATCAGACTGGAGTGGTTTACACATACGATTATCTGCGTAGTGCATCTGACTCTGTTAGAGATCCGGGCAAGTTTGCATTTGGACAACAAATATATGATCAACGTGTGAGAGAACTAGATCAGTTTGGTACTGCAATAGATTACACCAATGGTGTACTGATGATAGGCAGTCCAGGTAGTGATGTGGATGACAGCACTCACAGTGAACTGAATTATGGGCGTGTGGCAGTATTTAAAAATGACACACTTACACCAGCGTGGGTAGTAATACACGAACAACTGCCTGTGGTCAACATCAACTTGATCAATTCGGTCTACAGTTACAATGCCAACACAGGTGCTAAAACTACATTCTTTGATTTTATTGATCCACTACAAGGAAAAATACTAGGAGCCGCTGCTGAAAATATTGATTATACCAGTGTGGTAGATCCTGCTGCATATAATGTAGGTCCAGTAAACAACTATGGTAGGATCTGGGACGAAGTACATGTAGGTGAAATTTGGTGGGATACCAACAGTGTGAGATTTATTGATCCTAACCAAGACAATATCACTTATGCAGCTCGACGGTGGGCACAAATATTTCCAGGATCAACTGTTGATGTGTATCAATGGGTCAGTAGTACAGTACCGCCAGCTGGGTACACCGGACCGGGTACACCACGAGATATTTTCAGTTACAATGCAACCAATGGAATAAACTCTGATGGAATTTTTACCACCACTTATTATTTCTGGGTACAAGGGATTACCACAATCAATACCACAGCTGGCAAAACTCTCAGTATCGCTGGTATTTCTAGATATATTGCAGATCCACGCAGTTCGGGCATTCCTTATGTGGCATTTTTGAACGCCAGTGCAACCGGTATTTACAATGCATTGAATGATATTTCCGCACAAGATACCATCCTCAGCATTGAGTTTGATCAAGAATTGACCAGTAACAATGTTCACACACAATACAGTTTGATTCCTCAAGATCGGGCCGACGGATTCCTTCCTGACAATCTATATCTTAAATTTATAGATAGTCTTTGCGGAGTCAACTCAACTGGTGCAGCAGTACCGGATATTACTCTAAGCCCTGCTAATCGTTACGGAGTACAATTCCGTCCACGACAAAGCATGTTTGAAGATAGATTCCTGGCATTAAAGAACTATTTTGGCCGAGTGAACTCAGTATTGGCACAGTATCCAATTACAGAAATTCGCAGTTTTGCATTGTTAAACAGCAGAGAACCTGAGCCACCGGCAGGAACAGGAGCCTGGAACAAACGAGTGGCCAACCTTGAAGAGTTGAGTTATCAGGATCTTGCACAGATTCCAGTCGGCTATTTGTATCTTGTGGTAAGCGATTCTAATCAGAACGGTCTGTGGACTATCTATCAAGTCACCGCAACAAAAACATTTGCCACATTGGATCTAGTACGAGTGCAAAATTACGATACTCGTCGATACTGGAATTATATCAACTGGTATCTACCAGGTTATAATCCCAGCAAATTAGTTATTGCCACAGTGGGTGTATACAGCGACCTAAGTAAGTTGAGTTTGTATCAAGCACCAGTGGGTTCTAGTGTGCGAGTCACTGCTAATTCACAAAACAAGTGGGAAATATATCTGCGTGTGGCCACTGACAAATGGGATCGTGTGGCCTTACAAGACGGTACCATAAAAATCTCTGCCAAATTATGGGATTATCAATTGGGCCGCTTTGGATTTGATGTGGAAGTTTTTGATGCACAATACTTTGATCAAGAGCCTGTGATTGAAACACGACGTATTATTCAAGCAATCAATCAAGAACTGTTAGTTGATGAATTGTTGATTGATCGCAATCGTGCATTGATCTTGATGTTTAATTTTGCACTCAGCGAGTTCGAAGCCCCTGACTGGTTGTCAAAGACTTCATTGATTGACGTGGATCATACCATTCGTGAATTGATTGCATTCCAAACATATCGTCGAGACAATCAAGATTTTGTGTTGGACTATATTCAAGAAGTCAAACCGTATCATGTGCAAATACGTGAATTCAACTTGATCTACAACGGATTAGATGATTATCAAGGATCAATTGCTGACTTTGATGTTCCGGCATATTACGATACCGATATAATTCCCAATCAGTTTGTGAGTCCTATACTGACTCCGTACACTGTGAGCACAGCAGTTGGTACCGGTACTCCAGACGATGCCAGCGACGCTGCATCAGACAGTTTAATATGGCAAACACAGCCTTGGAATTTCTGGTATCAAAATTACACTCTAGCTGTGGTGGGCGCTTCTGTAGCAGCAGCCGGGTCAGGATACACTGTTCCTCCAGCAGCAATAGTCACAGGTGATTGTGTTACCCCTGCTGAATTGACAGTGACAATCAATAGTCTTGGAAAATTAACCGGAGTTGTAGTAAACAATCCAGGAGTAGGGTATACCACAACAGCATTGATTACTCTTAGCGGCGGAAATGGCACTGGCGGGCAGTTGGTGGCCATAATGGCTGGTCCGGGCACCGGAGAAAATCAAAATCCAACACTGGCAACCTACGGTGATACACAGTATTATAATCTAGTACGCAGTTTCAATATCACAATGAAATATGATAGGTATCAATATGTATCAACCATTGTAGATTGGGAGCCCAATGTAAACTATGACAACGGCACCCAAGTACGCTATGATAATCGTGTGTGGACTGCAAATAGTTCAGATTCAACTGGAGTTGACACTGCTACATTCGATCCTGCCAACTGGTTGTTGGTAAATGCTGCCACACTAAGTGGTGTAGACCGTACCATGGGATTATATGTGCCCACAGTAAACGAGCCTGGGTTAGATCTAGGCTTGTTAATTGATGGTATAACTTACCCAGGTGTGCAAGTATCTGCACCAACTTTTGGACAGAACACCGGCTTTGATATAGGCAATTTTGATGTAAACCCATTTGACAACATTGCATATGGTCCAGAAGGACTGCCTACATATGATCCAGGTATCCTAGATGCCATTTACGAAAGCAGATTCTTGGACACCTATTTGGGCACACGCCCTACGGATATCAATGTCAACGGAGGCGAGTTTGTTGGCCCTTACGAAAGTCACGCACCTGAAGAACTAGTACCTGGATCAGAATTTGATACCTTAGACTTCCGTGTGTACACTCGTCCAGGATCAGACTGGGACAACAACGGCCATGGATTTGCTTGGAAGATTACAAAATGGGTCTACAACAGCACCACAGCCGCTACACAGAGTTTTGACAACATTATTACTGCTCCTGTACAAGTGCGTGTGACCAATCAAACACAAGGTCGTGATCTTGTGCAAGACGTAGCATACACTATCAATTGGGTCTCTAATATTGTGACCATTGTGCCCAGCGTCAGCGCACCACCAGCAGCCAACGGGGACACATTGGTTATTTCAGTGTTTGGTATTGGTGGCGGCAATCAACTGTACAAAAACGTATTCAATGGTGCCAATGTTGGTAACTTCTTGAATATTCCAGTTGCTAATGCTGAAATATTTGACATGGCTATCTTTGTTAATGGCACACTAATAACCAACTATACATATAGTGCAGGTATCGATCGTAGCACAGACATCTTGTTTGATGACACATACACATCAACTGATGAAATCAACATAACAGCCATTGGGGATACTGACGGATCGTTGCCTTACACTTGGTCTACTCCGCAGACACAATACTTTAACAGTTTGGGTCAGTTGGATTATCAGCTGGACAATTCTATGTCAGGCACCAACATTCCTAACTTGATAGTAGAAGTCAACGGCATTCGTGCAAGACCGCCCGAGGGTGCATTTTACATTGCAGATGGCAGTTCAGGATATGCATTGCCCAATCGCGGAGGATACAGTCTGGCACTGGTAAGTGACAACGATGTACTGGTATATGTAGACAATCAAAAATTAAATTTAGGGACTGATTACATTGTAGAACCTTACACAGGCAATGACACCAGATATGTAGATTTTACCACAGCGCCACCAGTGGCATCTGAAGTATTGATCAGTGTTATTACCCGAGCTGACTATGTGATATACGACGATGGCAGTAGCATAGACAATTATCAATTGGTATTCCGTACCACCGGTGGATTCTATCCTCAATACGGCGATGTGGTATCGGTCACAAGCTGGAATAATACTGCACAGCAAAGTATAGTGACTCTACTATGGCAAGGTCCTGTAACAGAAGGTGCAGTTGTTAACGAGCCATTTGACAGCACAGTATTTGATGCAGGTGATGTATCCAACGATCCCGGCAGCTTTGATTACACCGAAGGAGTTCAAGTTGTTGTGAATGATTTCCAACTGGGTAGAATTGTCACGGATCCAACCAGAATGTGGGTTACCAAGAACGGCAGTCGTATTTTCTACGGTGATGATTATTTGATCTCTGGTGAAGAATTGATAGTGCATGGTGGACCAATCGGCACAACCACAGTTATTGTAGCCGAGTTGTTTACTGATTCAGTGGTACCCGAAGCAATGGAATTTAGAATCTTTCAAGACATGCGAGGTGTGCAAGCTACCTACAGAATCACACCAGATACCACAACCACACTAACACAAAAATTGTACAAAGATGAGGACACTATCTATGTTGCCAATGCTGGTGCACTAACACAACCTGATTTGCAAGCAAACATCTGGGGTGTTATCACTATCAACGGTGAACGCATTATGTATCGTGAGCTTGACACCAACAACAACACAGTCAGCAGTTTGTTGCGTGGCACAGCAGGTACCGCAGCGGCCGAGCATGAAGTAGATTCCATAGTGTACAACACAGGCAGAGGTAATTTGGCACCAGCTGAATATCAAGATCATGTGGTTTATACCAATACTCTAGCTGATGGAAGTACCACAATATTCTCTGCACCAAATATTGATTTGAGTGCATTGACCGTGAGTTTTGCCGAACAAGCTATCTTGGTATATGTGGCTGGAATACGGGTGTACACTGGATACACTGTGGATTCTGTGGCACCTGCCACTGTGACATTTGACACAGCACCCACTGCTGGATATGAAGTTTCCATCCTGGTGCGTCAAGGATTTGGGTGGTATCAACCAGCAAACGGTGAACCGTCAGATGGTAGAGCATTGCAAATTACCCAAACTGACGCCGCAAGGTTCTTCCGAGAACAAAATTAAGGTAAATAAATCATGCAGCAAAATCAGCAGATCACTCCACAGACACCCCAACCCACACCAGTAGCTCGCCCAGACGAGCGTGGCGCTATTGCAGTTTCAGGATCGTTAAAGATCTCTGACCCTGTGACCAAACAAGTATTTGTGGAGACACGAGCATGATGATACCAGTTCGAATACAAGGCTTTGTGAAGATTTTTGATCCAAAATCTGGTGAAGTTTTTGTAGACAAGAAGAATGCCATACATTACGAAAACATGAGTATTGCGTTGGCCCAGACTCTAAGCAATAGAACTCTGGCACAAGGTGGCGGATGGATTTATGCTATGGCATTTGGCAACGGAGGAAGTTCCGTTGATCCCACTGGAGTAATCACATATTTGCCTCCCAATACCACTGGTATCAATGCAGATTTGTACAATGAAACTTTTGCCAAAGTAGTAGATGACAATTCTGCTGCTGATACTGATGTAACTAACAATTACCTGCAGGTGTTGCACACGTCTGGGCAAGTATATACAGACATTCTAGTTAGTTGTTTGTTGGACTACGGCGAACCACCGGGGCAACAACCTTTTGATAATTCAACCAATTTCAATGGTGAATATGTGTTTGATGAGTTGGGACTCAAAGCTGTCAACGGAGATACCACCAATCTTCGCTTGCTCACACATGTAATTTTTCACCCAGTACAGAAAAGTCTAAACCGCCAGATACAAATTGATTATACTGTGCGGATTCAGACGTTAACTAACCTAAGCACAGCATAAATATGTGTAGATTAACAGGTAATAAATACCTATAAGATTCGGAGCAAGCAATATGTCATATACAATCACTCTTACCGATGGTTCAACGTTCGCAACCATACCCGACGGTACCATCAACACCAGCTCAAGCATGACCCTGGTGGGTAAAAACTACGCCGGTTACGGGCAGTTTATCAATGATAACATCATCCGTTTACTACAAAATGGAGCAAATACCACAGCACCGGGCGCACCGCTGCAAGGTCAATTATGGTACGACCAGACCACTGGCACAATGAAAGTGTACACTGGCTCAACTTTTAAAGTTATCTCGGGTGCCACGGCTAGTTCAACTGCACCCTCTGTTTCAACAGTAGCCGGTGATTTATGGTACGACAGCGTTAACGCTCAGCTGAATGTTTACAGCGGTGCGGCTTGGATCTTGGTAGGTCCAGCCTATACTGGTGGTACTGGTGTAACTGGAGCAATTGTTGCAACCATCACAGATACCAATGCGGTAAGTCATGTGGCAGTGGAAATGTATGTGGCTGATGCAGTTGTGGGTATCTTCAGCAAGGATGCTGCGTATACACCTGCTACACCTCCCGCAGGTGGTGGATGGACTGGTAGCAGAACAGTTCAACCAGGTCTCACCATGTCAGGGCCAATTTCGGGTGTAACACCTTTGTTTCAGGGCACAGCCAACAATGCCAATTATCTAGGCGGAATAGCAGCTTCAGGATTTTTAGCTACCACTACCAATCAGACCATGACAGGAACATTGGGTATCTTGAACAACACTGGACTTGCAGTTGGAGTAAATTCAGATTTCAAAGCTTCGGTGACTGGGTCTGATGTATTTTTACGTAATCAAACTACCAATGGTAACTTGATAATCCAAGTCAACGATGGTGGTGTTACAACCAATGCCATCAGTATCAATGGTTCAACCGGTGTGGTTACTATTCCTTCAATAACTTTAGGAGCAGGTGGAAATATTGCAGTTGGAAATATTACCAACTCCAATGGTAACGGTATTGGTAATATTGGAAACAGCACCGGTTACTTCAACACTGTGTTTGCAAAAGCTACCACAGCACTGTATGCCGACGTTGCAGAACGTTTTGCTGCTGACGAGATCTACCAACCTGGTACTGTGGTTGAACTGGGCGGATCCGCTGAAATCACCAGGGTGTTAATAGATGCCAGTGAAAATGTGTTTGGTGTTATTTCTACTCGTCCTGCATTTACCATGAACGGTGGCGCAGGAGACAATGACACCCACCCACCAGTGGCCATGACGGGTCGTGTGCCTGTAATGGTAACAGGTGTGGTAAACAAAGGTGACAGGTTGATTTCTGCCGGTGATGGGATGGCACGTGCAGCACTAGCAGGTGAAGCTACAGCATTCAATGTGATTGGCCGTGCGCTGTCTGGCAAAACAACCACCGGTACAGGCACTATAGAAGCCATTGTCACAATAAAATAATAGGAAACTGACATGACATATTCAGCAGGCGGATTAATCCAGGCAGCAGACTATAATACCTTTGCTACAAATCTTAACGCAATTTGGAGTACAGGAACAACTGACAGCGGATGGGGACAAACTGCAATTTCATCCGTCAGCGCCGGCGGGGTCGTAACTGCTACCAACTGGGCAACACTGGTCAATAATCTCGCTACATCGGGTGCTCAAACTAACACTACGATAACAGCAAGAACAGCACCAGTCACAGGTGATGTTGTTGCCATTTTAACTAATGTAGCTACAGATATCACTAACTGTACTACCAATCGTGGTAATGCAGCTAGTTCGGGTGCTGAAGTTGGATATGCCAGTGGCACCACAAGTAAAACCACTGCCACTGGTTCTGGGCAAGCGGCCTGGACTAGTACATTTACACATACCATAACATTCCCTAGTGCTGGTCAAGCTAGATATTTTTGGAATGCCGGCGGTCGTGTGCGATTACAATATGGCAAATCCAGTACAGGTACCGACATTGACCCTGATTGGAATACTTTTGCAGGACTTTGTGGATCAATTTATATAACAGGAAGAGTTAACAGCGCAGCACAGACCATTGCCGGCGTCAGCTACACTGGAACCACACGTATTGGTGGCACAGGCGGAACACAAACCACTTTGGCCACAACCACTGGGTGGTATCAACTGACCACCTCACCTGCAACCATATTTCAACTAAACAATGCCACATCTCCTTATACCGGTGAATTTATTCGGACACAAGCCACAGCTACTTCAAGTACAGTACTGACCTTGACCACCGTTTGGAATCAACCGGCTGTGGCCGCAGCTGGAACAACAGCTAACATCTCAGGCGGAACAGCACCTGCACTTGGTGCCACTACAATCACAGGAACAGCACCAACCACATTGTGTACCTTTTTTCCACCATCAACTGCACAGGGATTGGCCAACACCTGGGGAACACCTAGTATTGCTGCTTCAGTGGTATAATAGGCTAAACACCACAAGGGCAAAAGGTAGACTTTTGCCCTTTTTTTGTTTATAATACATCAATGAATACTGACAACTTACTTGCTCATGCGCGAGCCCGGTTCGACCATGCGGCTGCACGTCGTGTGTTAAAAGAAAAATATGAAGCTAAAATGCTATTTGCACATGCTGGCGGTATGTGGCGTGCAGGTCCTGAACTGATTGCACTATTACATGCTTGCCCCGAAGAACAAGTGGTATTGCTAGATCTTTATGAAACTCCGGTCAAAGTAAACATAAGGATTTACAGTTGTTGGCACACAGCCATTGGCAAGAGCAAATGAATGCTTGGTTGGTAGAGCATTAAGAATTAAACAAAAAACGATGACCACTGGCGCTGTAATCTTTGCATTCAACAACGAACTCACTGACTATGTAGGTATGGCGTCATGGAGTGCTGATCGTATTCGTCGTCATCTTGGTATTCCGGTAGCAGTAATAACTGACTGTTTAGATCAATCTAAGCTACACAAGTTTGACCAAGTGATACATGCAGATCCCGTCAGCGGTGGCACAAGATATTTTGATGATTACAAAGAAACCATCACATGGTACAATGCTGGACGAACAGATGCATACAGTCTGACTCCTTGGGATCAAACTCTAGTGCTGGATGCTGACTATGTTGTTTGTAGCAATGAATTAAAAAATGTGCTTGATATGTCGCAAGACTTTGCGTGTCATCGCCTGGCCTGGGATGTTGCAGCCATCAATCAATTTGAAGGATTAAACTATTTTGGGCAGAATAAATTTCCCATGTGGTGGGCCACAGTAATGATGTTTCGCAAAGGTAATATTGCACAATACATCTTTGATTGTATGAACATGGTCAAACAAAACTGGATACACTATCGAGATTTATACCACATACAAGGCTCTAATTATCGTAATGATTATGCACTCAGCATTGCATTAGGCATAGTAAGTGGACACACATTAAAAGTACACAGCATACCCTGGAGTTTAGCCAGTGTGTTGCCCGAGCATGAACTCTTACAAATTGGTGTAGATCATTTTGAAATCAAATATCAAGATCAAGGTCAATCAAAAAAGATGGAGTGGCATGGCATGGACTTTCATGCCATGGGGAAAAAATATCTAGGAGATATCATTGCCAATCCAGTCTGAACGCGGGTATATTATTGTTGCACAAAACTCTGACACAATAGACTATGTTGCTTGTGCCAATCAGTTGGCTCGATCTATTAGGCATTTCCACCCTGATGCTGAAATTTGTTTATTAACCAATACTGAAGAACACGATTCTGATCTATTCAACTACCATAAAACTTTTGCATTTCCGCCAAGTGACAATCCTTATGCCAGTGATTGGCAAGTGTTTGGTGCAAGCCCGTTTAGACAAACTATCAAACTAGAAGCAGACATGGTCATTGCCAGTGCTATAGATCATTGGTGGACTATGTTTGAACATCGAGATGTAGTAATATCCACTGGCGCCAGAGACTTTTATGATCAACCAGCCGACAGCAGATTTTACAGAAAAGTATTTGATACCAACAACTTGCCAGACGTTTATAATGCTATAACATACTGGAGGGTGAGTGAAACGGCACAAGAGTTTTTTCGATTGGTTCAAAAGATTTTTGAACATTGGACCAACTACAAAACTCTGTTAAAATTTCCTGACGAAGTTGCTTCAACTGACTTGGTATATGCTATGGCAGCACAGATCATGGGTGCCGATCGTGTGACCATGCCCTTTGCAACATATCCACGCATGGTACATATGAAACGCTATGTGATTCCAACTCAAACACACAATTGGACAAAAGAATTAGTATGGGAATTGAATCCGTTGAGAATCAACACTGTAGCACAATGGGGTGCAGTGCATTATCATGTGAAGGATTGGCAACATGACTGAAGAAGAATTCTTGGAATTTTGGAAAATCTTTCAGTGGCCTGAACCTAAATCAGTATATTATAGACTCTACTACAATGATGTTGGCGAGCCATTGTTTTATAGCCATGAAGATTTACCCGGTAAACATATTGATATCACTCCTGAGCAGTTTGTACTACAAGACCAATCAGTCAAGATTATTGACGGAAAGTTAGTACGCCAGCAACAAACCAGAATAACTAAACTTGTACCCAGAAACTCTGGTGTACTTTGCCATTCGAATGATGTGACTATTGTAGTCGATCAACAACCAGGCCGATATTGGAAGAAAAAAGAAAATGTCGTTGACACAAATTGATATTGCAGACTTAGATTGCGTGTATCTAAGTTATGATGAACCACAAAAGGAAGAACACTGGGTTAAAATTAAGAATATGGTTCCTTGGGCCACTCGAGTAGACGGAGTCAAAGGTAGTGATGCTGCCCATAAAGCAGCAGCTGATGTCAGCACTACTGAACGTTTTATCTTGATTGATGGAGATAACCTTCCTGATCCAAAGTTCTTTAATCAAACATTATCATTTCCCACCAAAGATCATGAACATGCTGTATTTAGATGGAGAGCACGTAACCACGTGAATGGACTCATGTATGGTAATGGTGGGTTGAGTTCATGGACTAGGACTTATGTGCAAGACATGCACACGCATGAAAATACCGACGGCCGCACAGAAACACAGGTTGAGTTTTGTTTTGATCCGTTGTACTGGTCTATGCATGACTGCTACTCAACCACATACCCCAATGGATCGGCATTCCATGCTTGGCGTGCAGGATTTAGAGAAGGTGTAAAGATGTGTTTGGATCGAGGTCGCAGACCCACTGTGACTGAGTTTCAAGTTCGGGTTCATCAACGCAATCTTGACCATCTCACTATTTGGCACAATGTAGGAGCAGATACAGACTATGGATATTGGGCTATAGCTGGCGCCCGACAAGGCACATATATGACCATGCTGACAGCATGGGATTACTTACAGGTACAAAATTTTGATGCATTAGCAGAACTATGGAATACTGTAAAAGATGAACAACCTGAACATGTGAGTAACAATGTTGCCAACGAATTGCACACACAATTGGATCTGCCCATGCACCTGCTCACTGTAGAAGCCAGTGCATTTTTCAAACATCACTATCGTAGTAACTGGCACAATCGTGGCGTTATGGTAAGAGAAATAGATGTAATACGTCAGCAAGAAGGTTGGTAATGTTTGTTATAAGTGGAGTTGATGATAAATTTTGGAATCAATTTGAGTTTATTGAATATCTGGTTGCTAATCAGCACAAAGTCATTGAACTAAGCATAGTGTCAGAAGCCATTGATTTAGAAAATCTTGGTGTATACAAATTGCTGGATTTGTTTGATTTTGAGCAAGTGATTATCAAAACTTGGAATCCATTGGAAAAACATAGTCAATACAAAATTAACTTTCAAGGACCTACATTTTGTTTCAATAAAAATAATTACAATGGTTTAAAATATGTAGTTGATATTGATCCTAAATTACACTGCTGGAATCAAGAAAAGATTTTTATGTGTTTATATGGTCGACCCAATGCTGGAAGATTAGCGTTGGCCAGCGTGCTCAATGAAAAATATCCTAACCAAAGCACAATTCATTTTTCATGCAACACGAGTGACAATTCACTGATACAATTTGAATTTGATAAATTGCTATCTTATGATATACATACTATGGAATTTGCGGCAAAATTATTAAAATACCTTCCAATATTACAATCCAGCAAAGATCGTTATACACAGTTCAATGGATATGATTATAATGATCCATTGACTAAATTATACAAAAACATATTTGTAGATATAGTAGGAGAAACACATGTAATGGGAAGAACATTTTTCCCAACTGACAAAACTACCCGACCCATGTTATTAAAAAAACCTTTTATAATATTTGCATCTCGGAATCATCTAACGTATCTAAGACAAATGGGATTTCAAACATTTCATGACTTTTGGGATGAGGATTATGATGGATACGAAACCAGAGATAGATTATTAAAAATCTATCAAATTATCGATGATTTAGCAACCAGACCAATAGATAAACTAGTTGCTATGTATCAAAAAATGCAACCCATACTAGATCACAATTATAATTTGTTAATAAACCAAACATATAGTACAACCGTAACGGAGGTAATCTGAGTAAAAGCAATTTCTTATCTTCTGCCGAACAGATGCATGCTGATCTTGGCCCAGCATTATGTTTGGCCAAATGGAAACAGGTCAGCTTACATCTTACCACAGGGTTGAATAATTCATGTTATCATCCGCCATTGCACCAGATAGATCCTGATGTAATAGCGATCAATCCTGCGGCATTGCATAATACACAGCATAAAAAAGCACAACGAAAAATAATGCTACAACAAGAACGCCCTAGTGAATGTAGTTATTGTTGGAACATGGAAGATCTTGGCAAACTGAGTGATCGTCATTATAGATCAGGCGAGCCTTGGGCAGCAGTAGATTTTGACAAAATAAAAAAATCAACCGGAGAAGAAGATGTTGTACCATCGTATGTGGAAGTTAATTTCAACAATGCATGCAATCTTAAATGCAGCTATTGTAGCCCGCAGTTCAGCTCTAGCTGGCAACAAGAAGTTGAACGCCACGGCGCCTTTCCTACTTTGGTTCCCCATAACGCTCCTGAGCATTTTAGCGGCCATCGCAGGCCTATCCCTTCTCGTGATCACAACCCTTATGTAGAAGCCTTCTGGGCCTGGTGGCCCGCACTGTATCCGGAACTCAAACACTTTCGTATGACCGGTGGTGAACCACTAATGGACAAGAATACCTATCGAGTGTTTGACTATGTGCTGGAACATCCTAAAAATGATCTACATTTGGCAGTAACTTCAAACTTCAGTGTAGAGCCTGAATTATCACAAAAATACTTTGACTATGTGAAACGACTATGCAATACCAACATTGAACACTTTATGCAATATGTTAGTCTTGACTCAGGAACTGGACCGCAGGCAGAATATATTCGGCATGGGTTGAATTTTGAAAGATTGCAGAACAACGTAGAAAGATATCTGACAGAAATCCCATATCGCAATAGTCTTACATTTATTGTGACCATGAACAATCTAAGTGTAACAGGATTTTTGCCGTTGATGCAATGGATACTGACTCTACGTCGAACACACAGTAAAACATATCAACGTGTATGGTTTGATACACCAGTTCTAACACAGCCTGCATGGCAAAGCCTACAAACATTGCCAGAAAGCTATGCTTCAAAACTGGAACAGGCCAGAGACTTTATGTTGGCAAATCTTGAAACTACCGATGATCCATTCCATGGATTCAAAGACTACGAAGTGCAACGCTTAGAACGTGACATAGCCTGGATGAAATCAGCACAACCACAACCCACAGCACAAGCAGATTTCTATAGATTTTTTACCGAACACGACCGCCGTAGAGGTACAAACTTTGAGAACACCTTTCCTGAGATGTTAACTTGGTGGAAACAATGTAGTTTACATGTTAGGTAATCGACCAGTCATCTGCGACACTGCCTGTGAGATTTATCCAGAAATACAGCATCTGGTGGATGATACATTTTGGGATTTTGATCAGCACGATCCACAGGCCAATTCAATCACAATCTTTGCCAGACAAACAGTAAATCAGCATTACATAAAGATAAAAGAATTGGCCACAACAGGATTCTTTTTACCTGTGTTGGCCAATCCAAGTGAAGGTTCAATTGTACTTAAACTTCAATGTCAACGCCTAGGACTCCTAGAGTTAATTACTCAAAAGAAACTACTGTTGATAGGCTGCGGAGAGATGGAACCCGAACTCAATTGCATGGTGTATGATTGCTATCTTAATCGAGTAATAGGCTATGAACAAAATATTGAACAGGGTAATCGTATTAATGAAATATACAACAAACCAACCAAACCTTACAAATTTCTATTCTTAAATGGACGTACCCGCCCTCATAGAAAATACATGATAGAAAAGATGCGTGATGCACATTTATTGGAACATGCACTTTGGACCAATCTAGATACAACTCCTGTATATCATCACACGTACCAAACTGATCTCTTAAGCAGACCATCCGAGATACAGCTATTGCCAGTTGAATATGAAGTAGAACAATATCTCAACGGTCTTAAAGACCAATATCAACAATCGTTTATCAAGCACGAACTGTTCAACAACCAATGGGGAGATGTATATATTCGTGCCGAACCGTACATTGATACCTATTTTAGTTTGATAACTGAAACTGTATTTGATTATCCTTACAGTTTACGCAGCGAAAAGATTTATAAACCTATTGCCATGGGTCATCCGTTTGTGGTTGTGGCCAATCGTGAATTCTATAGAGATTTACGTAACATGGGATTCAAAACTTATCATACACTAATAGACGAATCATTTGATCAAATAGACAACAATCAAGATCGATTAGATCGAATATCACAAGTGGTTGAAGATCTGTGTTCAAGCGATCTGAATCAATTCCTGGTTGCAGCCCAGTCAATAAGTAAGTATAATCAACAACATATGGCTGATATAGGCCCAAAAATACATGATGAATTCCCGTACCGTTTCTCCAACTTTATTCAAAATAACCTGTGAACGATTTAGATTTTAAACGCACTGTACTAGACAATCTAAGTGCAAGTTTTTGTGCAGCAAAATGGTACAATGCGACCATTTGGTTAGGGAGTGGCATGACTACCAGTTGCCATCATCCTCCGGCTCATTTAGTGGATATTTCTATGTTATCTGCTAACCCTAAGCTGCTGCACAATACTGATCAGAAGAAAGCGGATCGACGCAAGATGCTGGCAGGTGACCGTCCTGCAGGTTGCGAATACTGCTGGAAGATTGAGGACATGGGCAGCGATGCCATCAGCGACCGTGTGTACAAGAGTAAAATTTATCCCATCAAGGCTCTAGATGAAGCATATACCAATCCACCTGATCAGGACGTCAACCTCCGTACCTTGGAGATTGCTTTTGACCGCACTTGTCAATTTGCTTGCAGCTATTGTAATCCTGCTTTCAGCAGCACATGGGTACGAGACATTCATAAAAATGGACCTTACAAAGGCCTTGTGTCTGATGGTCGCAATCACTTTACTCATGAGCATACAAGTAGTCAACTGTATCGGTTTGGCGAAACAAATCCTTATGTGGAGGCGTTCTTTGCCTGGTGGGAAACGGATCTTCACAAAACTCTTCAGGAACTAAGAATTACCGGCGGCGAACCACTGATGTCTGGTGAGACTTGGAAACTGATTGATTGGTTCAAGAACAATCCTGGACGTAGCCAAACACGATTAGCTATCAATTCAAATTTGGGCACAGCAGTAGATTTGGATCGATTGCTTGCTAGCATCACAGGACTAGAAGTTGATCTTTACACTTCCAACGAAAGTGTAGGCTTACAAGCTGAATACATCAGGGATGGTCTAGTATGGGATGACTGGGCAAACAATGTAGAGCGATTGTTGGACAGCGGACAATTCCGCGGAATACATGTGATGAACACCATCAATGCATTGTGCTTGGATACCCTAGACCAATTTTTAGAATGCATGCTGCAATGGAAAACTGAATACGGGCGTGATGCGCTGAGCTTTACTCTGAACATACTGAGATTTCCTAGTTTTCAATCACCATTGGTATTGCCTGATGATATGCGTATGCAATATGCACACACATTAGAGACATGGCTTGTGGCCAATCAGCACAGTGAATTCTTGCACGAACATGAAATCAATCATCTACAACGGCTGATAGATTATCTTGACATAGTAAAAACTCCACATTCAGAATCATTTGAAATGCCCAAGTTGCTAAACGATTTCAAACAATTCTACATACAGTATGACCAACGTCGAGACAAAGACTTTGGTTACACATTTCCTAAATTAAAATCCTGGTATGACTCAATACAAATACAACAGCAGTGAACTAGTTCACAATATTGATCTTACCGATCGTGAACGTTTCTTATTAGAAGATTCAAAAACTTTTTGTATCTATCCTTGGATACATCTGCATGCATATCCTACCGGGGAAGCATATCCTTGTTGTCATTCAGAAATGAAATTTCCAGTAGGCAATTGTCGTACTCAAACTCTTGAAGAGATATGGCAAGATCAGCCCATGCAGAAATTAAGAGCTGACATGTTAAGCGAAACTCCTAATCCAGCATGCGGTCGCTGTTACGAACAAGAACAATCAGGATTTTTCTCTGGCAGAAAAAGTGCAAACAAACATCATGGGCATCATGTAAACAAAATAGAAAAAACTCCTTTTGAGATGACTTATTGGGATATACGTTTTAGTAATCTTTGCAATCTTAAATGCCGCAGTTGCGGGCATATTTTTTCAAGTCAATGGTATCAAGATCAGGCCAAATTAGCCGGCGGCGACTGGAAGGACCGCAACAAAGTATTAAACTATGCCGGCCGAACAGAAACTGATATGTGGGAACAGTTGTTACCGCACATGGATTATGTTGAGCAAATATACTTTGCTGGTGGCGAACCATTGTTGATGGAAGAGCACTATCGTATTTTGGACGAACTGGTGCGTAGAGAAAGATTTGATGTTAGACTGATTTACAATACAAATTTCACACATACAGATCTCAAAGGTCAAAGTGTGTTTGAATACTGGAAACTGTTTGACAATGTATCAGTGGGCGCCAGCTTGGATGGGTCAGGCCGGTATGCTGAATACATACGAAAAGGTAGCCGTTGGGATCAAATTGAAAAGAACCGTCTTGAAATGTTAGACATATGCCCTGCGGTAGATTTTTATATCAGCCCTACACTGAGCATTATGAATGCATGGCATCTGCCTGATTTTCATCGAGACTTGGTCAGTCGTGGATTAATAAAACCTCAGGATCTCAATGTAAATATATTGCAAGATCCTCCATTCTATAGAATTGATATTGCACCAATGAAATACAAACAACAGTTACGCATGAAGTATCAGGAGCATATTGAATGGTTGCGTCCTCGGGATCCATTGCAACGTGCCACAGTGGGATTTGAATCAGCCGTTAACTTTATGATGTCCACAGACAATACACATTTGATTGATACGTTCTGGCGCAAGACTCATGAACTGGATGCCATACGCTCAGAACAAATATTAACTGTGATTCCTGAATTGCACGCATTAACATGAAAACACCACACGATCAATTCTGTGTGCTGCCTTGGGTCAGCATAGAAGCCAGTCCAATTGGCACAGTTAGGCCTTGTTGTTTAGCTGATGATGAAATCTTAGATAACAATGGAAATAAATTCACCTTGTCCACAGCTAAGTTTGTTGATATTCAAAACAGCAATCACATGCGTAACCTACGATTAGAATTTTTAGATGGCAAAAAACCTACCACTTGCCGTCGGTGTTGGAATGAGGAAGAGTCCGGTCGCAAATCAAAACGCATGCATACGCTGGATCGTCTTAAACATTCTCTTGGAGATGAACCATGGACCAGGGATGCCAAACCCTTGATGTTTCTAGATCTCAAACTGGGAAACATATGCAATCTCAAATGCAGGATCTGCGGATCGTGGTCAAGTTCTCAATTTGCAGGCGAAGAAATTTCTTTTTTGCCAAGAGCAGAACAAAAATCCAGTCATGCATACAAGATGCTTCGAGCCGGAGCCTGGCCCAAAGAAAACACACATTTTTGGGCAGAAATTGATCACATACTAAACGACATACGTTATATTGAGTTCACTGGCGGCGAACCATTCATGATTGATCAGCATTTTGATATGCTGCAAGGTATAGTGGATCGTGGTATAGCTGGCCAAGTGGAGATACACTACAATACCAATGGCACCTTGTTTCCTGAGCGTGGACCAGAAATATGGCAACACTTCAAAACAGTAGAAGTGGCATTCAGCATTGATGATATTGGTGCAAGGTTTGAATATCAACGAAGTAATGCTGTGTGGCAAACTGTGGTAGAAAACATCAACCGGTTCAGGATCATGCGTGAGCACATGCCCAATTTGCAGTTGCAATGTTGCACCACTGTGAATGTGTTTAATGTGCGATATCTTGATCAAGTGGCACAATGGATAACTGAACAAGCATTTGATTTTGTATACTGGAACATCATGCATGATGCGTGGTATTTCTCAATCTCACGATTGCCCGTAGAAACCAAACAAGAAATTGCCAGTTATCTCAGCATGTGCGATATGCCATCAATATATCAATCAGAAATTGAAAGAATTATCAACTTTATGACCAATGGAGAATCCATGGACGGCGTAGAAACATGTCAGCAAATACGCATGCTAGATCAACGTAGACAGCAAGATCTAAATCGTGATCATGGGGAATTGGCATACCTACTAAATTATGCAAAAACCTGATACCTTATGTTTGGCACCGTGGACGCACACGTACCTTTCCCCACAGACTGAAAGGCGTATGTGTTGCGCCAGCCGAGAACCTGCGCAGAATTTTACACAGTACATAGACACTCAATCTGGAACAGGTACTTACATACCTATCACATTGGCTCAGCATTGGAACAGTGACCACATGAAGTCGGTGCGTAGACGTATGATAGCAGGTGAAACACTGTCTGAGTGCGAAGTATGCAACGATCAACTGTTGAATACAGATGTATATCGCACGTATTTTTGGCATTTATTCCAACATAAATATTCTGAACTGATGTCTAACACACATGATGATGGTTCTTGTGATGTATTACCAGTTAGCTGGGATTATAGATTTAGCAATTTGTGTAATTTTAAATGTAGAACATGCGGCGATATGTTAAGCAGCGCCTGGGAGTCAGAGCAAAAAACTCACAATATGGTCAACTGGGCAGATTCCAAAAACAATTGGATGCAGCCCGCAGTACGTGAACAAATTTCCCAATTCCAAGACAGTCAAATTGAACAAGAGTTTTCAGACGCTGTGGAACAGCATCGAGTTGAAGAAGTATATTGGGTCGGCGGCGAACCATTGATGTATGAACAACATTGGCGCTACATGCAACGCATAATTGAATTGGGAGATGGGAGCAAAGTATATGCTAGATATAATACTAACTTGTCCAGAGTTGAGTATCGTGGGATTAATCTCTATCGCGACATTCTTCCTGGGCTTAGGGATTGGCAGATATGTGCAAGTCTCGACGGCACAGGCCCAATTGGCGAGTACATTAGAACAGGTCTTGACTACAATAAATGGCTTGAGAACTTTCGTGGAGCAGTTGCAATACAACGTCATGCTCGACAAGTTAGAATTGACTTTACGCTCACTCTGCCCGGAATGTTTGAAGTTGGCCGAATTACAGAACTTGCCAAACAACAGGGAGTAGATATCCTTGCTAAAGTTATTTTTTCATTCTCTCCAAACATTGTGATGAGTCCATTGGCATTGCCTAGACATATATTGCATCCGTGGTTAGACGAATTGATAAACAATACGTCGGGTGCCATGCAGGCTGTTCTAATACAGTTAAAGAATCGTCCTACATTTGAAGAACAATGGCCCAATGAATATCAACAAGGATTTACCAAAGGCCGAGCACGTATTCTACAACTAGAACAGATAAGAACACAATCAATCACAATGTCCAATATCCTGGCAGCAAGACCTGATGTATTAAAATGGTGGATGAATAATGCTTAACAACTCAATTGAAATGGATCTGCGCGGTGTGCATGATCAGTTGCTTACAGTTTATATCGATGTGTACGATAACAGTCTTGCACGTAAATGGATGACCGCACTTAATCAGTTGATCTGTGCAGACTATCATTTGGAAAAAAACTACTGTTGGCTAGGGTGGACCGAAAGTGCTCGGACATTGGAATATTTGTGTACCCAAATCAATCGCAGTATTGATGCTGTCAATGCAGCAGGGCTAGGATACACCATAAACGATTCTTTCAGTCCAACTGACACAATGACCCAGGATAACAGAGTTAATCATGCACATATGAATCAACTTCACAGATACTTTGAAGATTTGCAAGGAGTATCAGGGGCAATGAGTCCGTATTACACCGCAGCCGACGATCGCACTAGGTGGCATATAAGACAACTAAACCTACTGTGTCATGAACTTGAAAGTTTGGTATTGAGCATACGTAAATTACTCAGAGCACCAGAATGGCGCCGCCCATCACAGCTAATGTGTTGGTTACAAGCACCTAGATTTGCACTTGATGTTGAAGACTACAATTTGTTTGGAATTGATTCAATAAATCGTCAGCTGGGTGGAATATATGTAGGAGTAAATAAAGCAGTTGGCAAGCACCATTGGGAAGTGTTCAACGATGAAGGGAGAGATAGTCGTGTGTCTGAATTAGTTACAACTACATTGCGATCACAAACTGAAGCAGCAGGAGACTTTGATATTGAATGGGCAAATGATCCTGGATCGTTTCCTTGGCAGATTCAAACTCTTAACGAATTTAGAACCTGGTTAATAAAGAATGGGTTTGATCCAGAGGACAAATCATTGACCATTGGCCATCCTAAGGTGGCTCAAGTGGATCTATTGCGAACATTTGGTACCACAGACTATCGGGTGATATGGGCACAGTTAGCACAATACTTAGATGTATATAAAATACGCACTTGTGATGGTGAAGCTACATACAAGTATCGCTGGAGTGATACAGACTATGAACAACAACAAATAAGGAAATTAAAATGAACTGGATTCGACGACTTTGGGCAAAAATTACTCTAGAAATTCGCTATCGTAAAAAGTTAAAAGAACTACGCAAGCGTGATCCTTTCATCTACAAATGAATTACATAGGAATATCTGCTGGGTTCCATGATGCTGCTATCAGCGTGGTCAACAACTCTGGCAATATTTTATTTGCAGCACACAGCGAACGCTACAGCAAAAACAAGCACGACAAGGATATATGTTCAGAGTTATTGGCTGATGCATTAGCTTATGTAGAGTCAGACTGGATTGAATACCATTATTACGAACGTCCCTGGGTCAAAGCCTTTAGACAACTGCGTAGTGGCGAGGGATTCCAATGGCCTAGCTGGGATCGATTATTAGGCAATACATATAATCACATGGGCAGGCCTCGTGTGCATACACATGGTCATCATCTGTGTCATGCAGCAGCAGGATTTCAAACCAGCTCATTCAATGATGCCACAGTGGTTGTGATTGATGCCATTGGTGAGTTCGACACTGTGACCATATGGGATGCCGTGTACAATGATCACACCGGCCGGGCTGAATATAACAAGTTGTGGGGTCAGAAGTATCCACACAGTATCGGATTATTTTATTCTGCAATGACTCAACGTGTGGGTCTACGTCCATTGGATGAAGAATATATTCTCATGGGCATGGCTGCATATGGGAAACCACGGTATCTTAGAGAGATGCAACAGCAATTGTTAAATTCAAAAGACAATTCTCAGTTTGTGCAAAATTTGCACATTGGCATTGATGATAACTTCTTGCCTGATGCAGATATAATGGACATTGCCTGTAGCGCACAACTCCTGGTAGAGCAATTGATACAAAATATTATCAGTCGTGCCAGAATGATAGGACACAGTCGTAATCTGGTTTACGGAGGTGGAGTGGCGTTGAACTGTGTGGCCAACAGCACCCTGGGGGCATATTATGAAAACATCTGGATCATGCCCAATCCTGGCGACGCAGGCAATAGTCTTGGTGCAGCAGCTCTTGGAATGGGCGGTCATCTCGGGTGGGATACTGCTTTTCTTGGGCATGACATTGCTGGTGAGTATCCTGTTAACAGTATACTTGATGGTCTACTCACTGATCGTATTATTGGTGTTGCATCAGGGCGTGCAGAATTTGGACCAAGAGCATTAGGCAATAGGAGTCTACTGGCTGATCCACGAGGATGTTCAATCAAGAACAAAGTAAACGAAATCAAACGACGGCAAAAGTTTAGACCATTTGCACCAGTTATTCTCGAAGAATATGTTGATCAATATTTTGATATGCCTAGACATTGGAGCAACAGCAGATACATGCAAGTGGTAGCCACTTGTAGACATCCAGAATTATTTCCTGCTATTGTTCATCATGACGGCACTAGTCGTGTACAAACAGTTCCAGCAGATGGGTCAGGAATACGAGCTCTGCTAGAAAAATGGCATTTCATGACTGGGTGCCCTATGCTATTAAATACCAGTTTGAACATACGTGGTGAACCCATGGTAAATGATCGAACAGATGCTGATAGATTTCAGCAGTTGTATGGCATTACTGTTTGTAGTTGATACGATCCACCACAGCTTGTAATCGATGACCCATGCCGTTAAGGAAAACTTGAGAATTGTGTTGTATCTCAGGTGCAAGATCTTGATACAATTGATGTAAATTATCCTGACCAGACTGTATCAATGATTTTGTAAGGTCAAGTACTGATTCAAATCGATCTTGATTGTTGGTAATTGTATCGTAGCTTTCATCCATAAAACGACCAAAAGTTTTATATCCTAGATCACGCAGGTGGCGGAGATGATCTACAGAACTCACTGCCACAAAGAATTGATTGTTGAATATGGGTTTGAAAGTTTTTTCCGTAACAAATTGTCCACCAGAGTTGTCAACATCAATCATGGTTTCCAACTCAATGTTGAAATAACTGTCGATATACAAGTTGGTCATATTCAAGTCATAGGTATTATGTGCATGGGTATCTAGATTGTCCACACGGAACGGCCCGGCCGCAATAAATTGATCTATCCTGGGTTGGCATTTGGCTAGATAACTATTGCTCAAGGCACACCCATGATAGTCGTCTTCGCTGCCCAAAAGATGTTGCGTATAACTAAAATACCCGTGGTGGTGCAGACCATGACTCCAAAGATCGCTCATGAATGTTTTCCGCCATAGTTTGTCTATCCTGCACAGTCCAGTATAGGCATGTGATCTTGGATTGAGATGATACCTAGCTCCGGCATTTCTATCCACGGTTCGCCAGTACATGAATTCTAGTTCAGGCCAATATATGGTATTATGATATTGATCAGCAGTGGTATTTCCAGATATCAGCCATACCACGTTGGGATCAATACCATGCTGATTGCACAACCAGTCCAGTCGATTTCGTATGTGTCCAGGATGGTCGCCTTCGTGATAGGTAAAAATCAATTTGAATTCTTTTCTTTTGATTCTTTCAAGCCCTTCAACAGAGATCATGTCAATATAATCTTGATCAAAATCAAACCATCCCAATACCATTGGGTACCAGGACCCTACTGGAGCATCTGTGGTGCGCCCCACTTGTACAGGTATTTTGCAGTCACGTAGATAGTAGATCAGTCGGGGAAAATCCAGTCGTTTTCCATCCAAGAAATCAAGCTGATTATGAAGTTCTACTGGTATACCATTGGGCATAGGTCTACTGGTAACCGGATGTATATGATCAACAGCAACAAAAATCATTGTGATACATGTGTTTTGATTGATTGTAACATACAGTTGAGTTCTTTCCACAGTACCGATTCAAGGCCACCATGATAAAACCAATTCCAGTTATGTTCAATCACAGGCCAGCAGGCTTGAAATAGTTCTTGCTTTTTTTGTTCCGAAAGATTATCCAGTTGCTTTAACACAGAGGCTACTTTTTCGGCTCGAGTAAAATCATCAGTCTCAAGATCATAACTCTCGTCCCAGAAGTCTCCAAAGGTCTGGAACCCATATCTGCGTAAGTATGCTAGACTACCGGCTGTGGCGGTGAGTATAAACGGCATACCCAAAGCAATGGGTTTAAATGATTTTTCAGTAAGATGCAATCTGCGTCCAGTGTACACAGTTTCTGTCACATGATACACTAGACTTTCTGCACATGGCTCAAACTGATCTAACCAACAACTGCTCATTTTGGCATGATCTTCTCCAGGAAAAAATCTAGGTAGATCTAATTCATTGATCACATCCGCAATATCAGAATATTGGGTTTGATATTGTTTGGCAATTTCCTCAATGGAAATATTCTCTGCTGGACAGACTGAACTGGCACTGATCCAGTTATGCATGAGATCTAGTTTTGCAAAATGATACAACATCAACACACGATGTTGACGCAATCCGCCAATGATTCGATTGGCGCTAAAGAAAGTTTTTTGTATCCTACGTTGTGTCCAAGGTGTGATCAAGAAAGTTCGATTGTATCCACGATACCAATCTAGTGCAGCCCATCCATGAAAGAAGTAATAAAAAGGTTGCAAGTTTCTCTGTTTACATATATAATCTATATTGTTGCTGTCAGCCTCACTGGTTATAATGATACCTGGTTTTCTGTCTGTACTGCGTTTTTCTCGATTGAATCTACTATTTCTCTGATCAATGCTGTCAAATGTTTTTGAATGATAATCTAAAATCAAAGGCTCTTGGTCAAAGAAATAAATGAAACTGGTTTCTTTTTCAGAATCTATATGGCTCCTGCAAAAAATGCTGTCCGGATCACTATGGCCAAACGGATCATGATAATAAAGAGCAGTTGTGGGCAAGTTATTTTTTACCCAAGGCAAAAATGTATTTTCGTAAATCTCGTCTATTCTAATCATGTTTGATGTATTTTATATTGGAACCAAGCCGGATCTGTTTGCACACGAGCAACAGGTTGAAAACATTGAGCAAGCACAGCAACAGTCACGAACAAGATTCTTTTGGGTGGTCTCATACTTAGTGGATTACTCAGGGTTTGATTTCCTTTTTGAACCTGTACCGTGGCAACGTGAGTTTACGCACGCATGGCCTAGTCAGCACCATGAATATTCGGGCACATATCTTGTGCCAAAAACTGGTAAAATAAAATACCATTTCCATAGCAACATTGTACCAAATAAGAGTCTTCCAGAGGCAGTTGATATCTTGGTAGAACATGCGGATTTTGATTGCACATGGGCACCCCATCCACATGATCCTCCTTACATATATGTGTTTGGTAATCAATGGTGGCCAGCAAACATAATGCCTACTGTAGAATATCGTGTTCCTGGTGCCACCAAACACAAATACATGGATCTACCTCGTGCCACGTTGACAGAAAAACACAACAGTCATTGGCACACATTGGTAGATTGTGAATGGGATTACAGTTGGTGCCCGGACCCAGGCGATCCGCCTTACATATATGTGTTTGGCAATCAGTGGTGGTCAGCTGAAAAAATGTCCACAGTAGAATATCATGTGTTAGGTGCAACTGAACGAAAATACATGCATTGGCCACGGGCAAAGTTACTTTCCAACATTACTCATTGGACTGTGCCCGATACAATTGACTTAGCCACTGTGGACTATTCTTGGATTCCTGATCCAGGAGATCCAGCTTACATCTATCAATTTGGTACACAACATCAGCGCACAGGCGGTCCTGTTTACACTGTACCCGGTGCTACTGAAATAAAATATGTATCAACATTGAAAATAAACAAAATTTCGATTGATGATTGTTGGACAGTTCCGGAAAACATCAACAAAGATTCGTTTGATTGGACTTGGCATCCCAACAAAAACGATCCAGCTTACATCTATCAATTTGGTACACAATGGAATCGTGCCGGCGGTCCTGTTTACACTGTACCCGGTGCTACAGAAATAAAATATGTCACCGGACAAACAGCCAAGATGTTGCCCACCAACAAAAATTGGACCATACCCGACGGTGTTGATATCAATAGTTTTGATTTTTCCTGGACACCAGACGCTACTGAAACTCCTTACATATATCAGTTTGGAACACAACATCAGCGCACAGGCGGTCCTGTTTACACTGTGCCTGGTGCCACTGAAATAAAATATGTAGAACAAATAAAAATTAAAGTGGATCCAAAGTCAGCTGTGATTGTAGAAATTGATCATTTAGATGGTAATACAGAACAAATTCCTAATACAGTAAAGACTGTTCGCTACTTTGACAACTATAGAGATACATTGATACGTATTGCCAAAAGTCTACAAGGACAATACGAGTTTGTATGGGTTTGCTCTAGTATCTGTGACTACACTGGATTTGACTTTAGTTGGCATCCTGAACAATGGCAAGCTAACATGCTGCATGTGTTTGCCAGCAATGACCAAAAATTTGGTGATACATTCTACATGCATGTTCCTAGTTTTGCCGAGTATGCAGAACGCAAGGAATTGCTAGAATGGTACGATTGTAACTTTGTTGACATATCAGTGCCACGTAGATACATGCCTGTGATAAAACACAATTTAGATAGTCATGTTGACGCAGTAAAAACAATGACATGGTCTGGGCCAGTGGCACTATTTGTAGGTGGTGCAGAACCTCCTGTAACTTACCCTGCTGCGAATCTGTGGAGAGCAGAAACTAAAACTTTAATACCATTGGATCCAGGTGCCAATGCAGTGATAGTTCCACGTACAGCAGTGCCGGTTATAAAAACACAATTATACGATTACGCCTACATAGACAAAACACAACGATCCACAACGCCTGCACAGCTTCAAGATGTAATTTTTATCTCCTATGACGAACCCGAAGCAGAGGGTAACTGGAAAAAATTACAAGATAAATGTCCAAGAGCAAAAAGAGTACATGGCATAGAAGGCATGGAGAATGCATTAGCAGCAGCAGCAGCATTAAGTTCAACTCCGTGGTATTTTTGTGTATTTGGAAAAACTGAACTGTATCCTGGATTTGATTTTACTTTCCAGCCTGATTACTTTCAACAACCTAAACACTATATCTTTTACAGCGAGAATCGTGTGAACAAGCTAGTGTATGGAGAGATGGCAGTTATCATGTATAATTGCAATCTCATACTTGACAATCGAGATCAAGAGTTTGGTCTCGATTACACACTGAGCTTTCCCCATGAAGTCATACCTCTCATCAGTACATATGGTAATTTCAACACCAGTCCGTATCATACTTGGAGAACTGCATTTAGAGAAGTTAGCAAACTCTATGACCAGCAGGAAAAATTACCATCTGTTGAAACTGAATATCGTATCAAAATATGGGAAACAGTAGCCAAAGGTGATTATGCAGAATGGGCGTTGACCGGAGCCAAAGATGGAAGAGAGTTCTATAAGAAATACAAAGATGACTTTGCTTATAGAAAAAATAGTTTCAACTGGCAATGGCTAAGAAACTATTTCTCAACGCTTTATGGGGAAGTTAATTGAAAAAATCAAGCACAGCCTGTGCAACCACATCCACGTCCCCGGGGTTGAGCTGTGCATGAACTGGAAGACTAATACATTTAGCAGCTAGACGTTCGCTGTTAGGCAAACTGATTGTAGACATATTTTGATATACAGGTTGTTGATGCATGGCTAATGGGAATTGGATGCCTGCCTGAATCCCCTGGTCAAGCAGAGATTCATAAAGTTCATCTCTACGATCAGTCATAATTACAAATTGATTGTAAACATGGCTACTGACTCGGTTTGATTGTGGCAACTGAATTTTATCGCAGTGTTTGAGTAATTCAAGATATTGTTGAGCATGCTCAACTCTTTTTTGATTCCATATGTCTAAAAAATCAAATTTAGCCGATAAGATAGCTGCCTGCATAGCGTCAAGACGCTCATTCCACCCCACAATGTGGTGGACATATTTTACCTGGCGCCCATGATCTCGAAGCATTTTTATGTTGTCGATAAGTTTTTGATTGCCAGTGACTGCACCAGCATCACCCATTGCTCCTAAGTTTTTTCCTGGATAGAAACTAAAACAAGTTAGATCTGCCTGATTTCCAATGGGTTGACCTTTGTACCGGCATCCTGCACTTTGCGCAGCATCTTGTATTAGTGGAATACCGGGTGCCAATTCTCGCAATTGTTGTAGAGCAACTGTTTGCCCGTAGAGATCAACAAAAATAATTGCTCGAGTTTTCTTAGTGATTGTATTTTTGATCTGATCTACATCTATAGTATGATATTGATCAATGTCAACAAATTGAGGTACAGCACCAATTTGGCTAACACATTCAGCTGTGCTAATAAAACTCATGCCGGGTACAATTACTTCGTCTCCGGATTTCACACCAACTGCTAACAAAGACAACATCAATGCGCTGGTACCACTACTTACACCTGCACAATCTTCGGACTGAGTGTATTGTTTCAATTTGGTTTCAAACTCCTTAACCTCTGTGCCACCAATGAAAGAACTATTGTCAATGCATCGTTTGATTGCAGCATCAATAGGAATTTTGGCCTCTGTGTATTCTTGAAACAAATTTGCGTATGGAATGATTATCTGCATGTGACTGGTCCTTGATTCCATGGTATACCAAACTTTTTGTCATCCATGGCCTGATTGATCAGCCTACTCACCACATGATCAAAGGCATCTAGATATCCTACATCAGGAGGCATCGGTCTTATTGTTTTTCCTGATTGTACAAAAGTTTGAACTACCTGTTCTACGCTACTGTTATTGATGCTTCCAATAATATATCGTTCAGCGCCTGGTCGATCTAAAAATCCACTTTCGTGGTACACATAAACATCGCCCTTGACATCAACTGCCACAGCCACTTGCGGAAAACTGTATGGCACCATTTCCTTCCAGGAGATCATTTTCAATGCACCAGAATTTTTTCCGTGTACCAGAGACTCTAATGCGTAACCAAAATCCCAATGTGTAGTAGGCCATTTGTTTTGTTTAAAATCTTTGATCTTGTCAAATATATCAACAAGTTGTGCTCTCTCCTCGTCACTGACTATGCGAACATTTTGACTAAAATCTTCTCTCAAAGTGACAAAGTCAATAGGACGAGTGGTGTGACTGTTGATATGATCAATGATATCAACCAGCTTTAATACATCTTTAGAAGATCCAGGAAGGATAATCCAATTTACCCCCACACGCACATCAGTGGTTGAGTTGATATAGTCAATGATGTTTTGTATGATACAATCAAAACTTTCAGAATGCCGGGTTACTTTGAAAGCACTATCTGTATCCACACCGTATAGGCTGAATCGAACTGCATACAGATCTTTCATACCTGGGTTCTTCTCTACATACTTTGCGGTCATCATGTAACCATTGGTATAGAGTTGCATCTTGTAACCACGCTGTTTGCCATAGGTAATGATATTACCTAGATAGCGATTGGTCAATGGCTCAAGTCCACCGCTGATTCTAAATCTATCATCCCAGAATTGATCAGTCTTGGAGTCTTGATCAATGATCTGTTTGAATACATCAAACCCATGTTGTTCAAACTTCCGATCATATTTGGCAACAGGATTCCGCCCACAAAAATTGCAATAGAACATGCAACTCATGCCAGTGTATAACCCAATGCGATTTGGATACATGTAGTTATGATCTATAGCAGCATGCAACGAACCGTTGTTGAGTAATGGTTGGATGGTATTAGTCCAATACTTGGTGCCCTCACCACGGAGTAAGATATGATTTTGTGCATTGGCATCTTGCCGTAACATTTGTGATAATTCACGCAATTGATCTGCAGAAATGTGTAGTGTGCCCGCTATTTTTCTTTGAGTCACAAAAGGATCATCGGCTAACATTTTACATATCTGTATGGACACAGAGTCCAAGTGAGAAATATCAGCAGCCTGATCAACAGCAACGGAACTATGGGTATAACCTAATCTTGTCATATTTAAACAGCAGCTAACACCGAATTGATAATGTAGTCGGCTTCCAGATCAGTGAGTTCAGGATAGAACGGCAATGAGATGCAGCGTCGTGCTAGACTTGAGCTCACACTCAACAGGTTGGGTCCTTTACAATTCTGATACGCATCTAGCTCATGTAGCGGATTCTTGTAGTGTATCTTGGTTTCAATTTGTCCAGCAGCAAGTCGTTGTTGCAATTCAACCTGGTTGTCAACTTCAATCACAAACTTCTGTAACGCATGACCTCTAAAGTTGGTACTATCAATCAAACATCGGATAGATTTTTCTTCTAGCCGTACCATCCAGTATCTTGCTATCTGACTTCGACGCAGTTGCCAAACATCTAGATGTTGAGTCTTGACCATCATTTGCGCACAGTCAATTTCACTCATGCGACTGTTTGTACCTACAGTAGTATGCCCGCCAGCTTTGCCGTTGTTGCACCAATTGCGAGCATATTCAGCTAGATACAAATCAGAAGTGATTACAGCACCACCATTGCCATAGTTGGGTAGATTTTTAGTAGGATCAAAGCTGATAGCAGTGGAGTTAGCTTGCCGGTGACAATTATACGACAGCCAATGTTGCGCACCATCTTCAATCAAACAATCAGTCATGGTATAACATCGCGATAATGCATTTAATGCAGCACCGTATAGGCCCACAACACAGATAGCATCATAGCTGCGGGTGTGATCATCCTGGATCACGGCAGGATCCATACATCCATATTTGTCAGTATCCACGATCTCCACTTGCCAGCCAGCCATAATGAATGCATTGGCTGTGGCAGGGTATGTCATAGCCGGGACCAAAACTGTGGGAGTCTTGCCTGCATCACGAATGTTATCAAAACAGTAGGCGGCAATGATCTCTAGAGCCTGTGTGCCCGAGTGACATGTTACCGCATGCAAATTATGATTCTTTTTAGACAACCATGATTCAAACTCAGCGGTGTTGTTACCATCCATGAGATTACCAGAACGCAACACTATGTCAGTTGCATCCAGGATCTCCTCACGGAGATTGTTATACTGTCTTGGGAGCCCAGTAAATGCTATTTTTAAACCAGCCATAGTAGTTTTTAAATCCTTCTTCAACATCAACCTGTGGGTTGTAACCTAAAACTTGTTTGGCACGATCAATATTCAATGCACCACGTGATGGAAAGTCTGCATCTCGATCGCGTAGTTCAATTGAGCCTTTGCCTACAATCTCAATGATCATTCTAGCAGCCTGTAACAAGCTCACGCTGTGGCTTTTTGTGATATTGAATGTTTGATTGGCAGCAGCAGGCACAAGTGCAGCAGCCACCACACCATCAGCGGCATCATCTACATAAGTGAAGTCTAGTGTTTCGCTTGATCCGTTAACTCGGAGCACTCCGCCGCACATTGCTGTGAGCATGAATTTTGAGACCACGCGGTCTTCCACGTCCAAGGGGCCGTATACAGCACTAGGCCTAAGTATAACACAATCAAAACATCCCCTACGAGTATAGTCTTTAACAAGGTCTTCTCCTGCAAGTTTCATAATTCCATATTGTCCCTGTGGCCCGCACACAGCATCCTCAGTTACATCATCCACAAAGTCTCCGTACACCATTGAGCTAGAGATGTAAACAACTCGCTTCACATGGTGTTGTTTGGCACCCTCGAGCACATTGATCAATCCTTCCATCATGACACTAGCACCCCATGCAGGGTTAGCATTCACAACTTTCTGTCGAGGAAATGACGCCATGTGTATCACTACATCGGGCTGCTCTATTTCAAATATGTCGTTGATAGATTCTCTATCACAGATATCTCGAGTGTACATGTGTGAAGGTGATTGATTTATTTTCTTCAGTCTTTCTCTTATCAAGTAGTCAAGTTCTGATTGTGGGATCATTCCGTATGTGGTCCGGTTATCAACTATGGATACTGTGTGTGATTGATCTTGTAGTCTCTTGACTACATTGTGTCCAATGAGTCCAAGTCCACCAGTGACTAATATTTTCTTCATTCAGGAACCTTTATTAATTCTGGAGAATATTGTGCAAAGTTTTTATCTTTGTTATTAACATCTATATTCTTTGCATTTTCAAGTCGGGCCGTTCTAGCACGTAATTCGCTTGAGCTATAATTGTGTTGACGCTTATGATAGTGTAGCTCAACGCCGTTATTCATACACCATTGCTTACCTGTGAAATCTCTATTTAAATATTCGTCACTCAAGAAACGTATATGAATAAGTTGAGTCTGCATTAATTGTAATAGATCGTATTCAGTTTCGTAGATAAGAATTTCATCCACATACTTACAGGCCTGTAATTGCACATACCGTTCATATGCACTTTGTACAGGTTGATTTTTAACACCTGGCCGGTCAATGGTAGGATCAATTTGTAATGCCACAATGAGATAATCGCACAACTGCTTTTCCATTTTTAACATGGTAACGTGGCCAGCGTGTAATAGATCAAAACTACTACAGTTGAATCCAATTTTCATTTTGCTCCCCATTTCATTGTGTAAAACATGTAGACTTTATCGTCCATATATGTAACATCACCGCTTTTTAAATAATCCCAATGACATACATATTTGTACGCACCGGGTTTACCATACGTGTTCCATAACCATTCTTGCTGTTGAGGACTAAAAGTACCTTTTCTACGATACAGCAAGAACGGAACAAACTCTGTGCCATTCCATATCAGTTTCTTAACCGGCGGCGGTAAAACTATGTCCTGCTTGTCAACGAATTCAACAGTTGGTGTTAACATACTTCAAGGTGTAAAAAGTCTGATCAGATTCTCTCATGCGAGCCATAATTGCAAACTCAAATCCATGCCACAAGTGATCCACATGCCGTACCCACCAAGGTGGTTCCACAGCATTCTCCATCACAAATTTGCCAGCTTCGGTTTGTTGCCATTCCCATATGGGTTGGCTAGCATACAGCACAGGATCATCAACATCGCCCATGCGGAATCGATGAACCACCATGTCTGAAAATTTAACAACGTTGCCGTCGATAACTTTACATTCAGGTGGTCTACGGTGCTTGCTGTGTTCTCTCTCCAGGTTACGCAAAATGGCCATGTGCTAGTATAGCACCACAACTATTACTTTGCAACTAGATCGGCGGCCATTGGGAAAATTTGGGCAATAACTTGAGCACAAGCCAGCGCAACTTCTTGATGTTCTCGCTGTGTGCCGTTTGCACTACGCAGTTCAATAAAGTGAATCCAACTGCGCAATGTGCCATTCATGTATAGTCTGCTGACTGTGTTACCTTCGGGCAGGATGGCCCGTGCTTGTTCTTTGGCAACACCACGCTCAATGGCTCGAGCATAGTGTTTGCGAACCAGGGCAATCACTTCTTGTTGAGCACCGTCCCACCATAGTGCTAGGTCTTGATCGTCGGTGTCAATGCTGTTCTGTCTATTCTTTGTGTCTTGTAGTCGTGCTTCACGTAACACAAAGTCTAGATCCTTGGTTGGATCAGCATAACGTTGGCTGAACTCTTGAAAACTAAAACTACGATGACGTAGGATTTGTCTTGCAATGTCTCGTGTGGTGGTAATCTCAATACAAGCTGATACCATTTCTAATGGTGACCAGTGCTGGTGTTTGACCAAGTAGTTGATGAGTTTTGCTGATGTATCTGTGTTGAGTTGATTTGAAGGATTGCTTACCCGGGCACAATATGCCACTAGTTCTTGGGCATCATCGATGCCTTGGCTTGCGAATTCTTCTGTTGGTTGGCTGTGGCTGAGTAATCGAGCGTTCATAGTTTCTTTAGTAATTTATCTGTAGCTGGTTGTACAATGCCAGCTACAGTGTTAACATCCACCACAAAGTCAATGGTGCGTACTGTATCTCCCAGCATTGAAAGATTCCTGTTTAGGATTTCCTCAACTTCATCATCGTCAAGACCGTCGCGACGTAGTCTAGCAAGATTGATGGTCTTTTGTTTACCACCATCAATCTTGATAATCATTTTGTTAATACATCTTAACGGTACTTCGGTCTTGTCGACTTCAGAAATTATGTAATCCCACTTGGCTAAGAATTCATCACTCAGTGGCATGAGCAGCAGCCTTGGCCTTTGAAGGGCGGCCTTTTTTTACTGCGGCAACTTTAGGTGCGTCAACTTCCACTTGTGGAATTGGCACCATCTTGGGCAAGTCCATCATCTTCACACCAGGAAACATTCTTTCAGCTTCTTTCTTCATTCTGGCTGCTTCGTTGATCATACCAGTTGCTTCATTGTGCATGCGTACAGCTTGAGTAAGCATGTTGGCAGCAATGGTCTTGTCGTCCAACGCACCATCTGAGGGTGCAGCAGTGTAACCTGCCTCTATCGGTTTAGAGCGTGATTGTTGTCCAGCTTTGTATGCGGCTTCGGCAGCACGTTTGGTTTTGGGATCAACAATACCACGACTGTTGTCAATCTCTGCCAGTTTACGCACAGCGTCCTCGCCTTTTTTCATCTCATTGAGGATCTTGTTGAGTTCACTGAGTCTCACATTGGAGTTCATGTTGGGTGTCATTAATACCTGTTCAGTTTGCACACGTTTCATCAAGCGTTCACTATGCAAGGTCTGCAACATGTTACGACCATCGGGCAAGATGTTGCGATTGAGTGCATCTGCAAATTCTTCAGCAGCTTGCCCAACTGGACTTTCCAATACCTTCATCAATGGGTCGTGAATGCTGATAGGCAGCAGGTCTGGATAGATGCAAAGGCACATGTGATCGTCGCCAGGAATTTGTCTAAAAATCACTGCAACTTTACGGTCGCCATGTTTACCAATGTGTTTTAAAAATGCCATATTATGCTCCTTGAGGGTTTGTAGATTCTGCAGAATCTGGCACTCCAGCCTGGGGCTGAGTTTCTGCTGTGGCGGCTGCTTCTGCTTCTGCTTGGGCCACAGCAGCCTTGATGAAAAGATCAATCTTTTCATACAAGGTTCCTACTTGTTTTGCTTCAGCAGCACCAAAGGCACCACGTTTGACAGCAGTGTCGATCACATCGCGAGCTAACGCAATGTCAGTGATTGTGAGTTGAGTGTTGGTGTTTTCCATACAGATATTTACATAAAAAAACCCTCTGATATAAATTTTTCAGAGGGTTTTGGCAAACCAAGCTGACGTTATTTTTTGTGTTCCTCGTAGTAGGCATGAACGCCCCAGGGTGGAACAATGCTGGTAGTACCATGCAGGATCCAAGTCACTTCGCAGTAGTTCTCATCACCCCAGCTGCCACACGGATAACCATCTGTAAACACTACCAAGCGACGCGGCACAATGTCGTTTTCTTTGAAGTATTCGTAAAAGCAATCAAAGTCTGTACCACCACCGCCTGTTACTTCATAATCGCAGATACTATCCAAGTTATCAGAATCGTATTGTTGCGGATTGTATGCTTGGGTATCAAAAGTCACAACATGGATCTTGTACGCAGGAAACGAATCCATAATACCTTGGATCTCGCCCAGGAAGTCGCGCAGCATATCCATACCAATACTGCCAGATGCATCAATTGCAATGGCAATATCAATCATCTCATCAGGCTTCATACCTGGCATTACTGCATCCATGTGCCAGCCTCGACGGCTTGCTCGCATCCAAGTGTAGTCACTCTTGATGGTACTTTCCAAGTTCATGCGCAGCAGCTCACGCCAGTTCATCTGCGGCTCTGTCATTTCATTGATCAGTCGCTGAACTCCCAACGGAATATTACCAGCACCATCCACTGTGGCAGCAGCAGCCAGCATGGCTTCTTTGATCTCGTCCTTGATGGCCTGACGTTCAGCTTCACTTATCCGTGGACGACCTTTGCCTTTGCCGTCACCATCGCTGTCACCGCCAGCACCGTCTGCATCACCTTCACCATCCAAGTGATCATCTAACAGCTGGTTGATAAGATCTTGCAGACTGATTTTCTTCACGTTCTTCATAAGGTCGTCGTACACCTTCTCAGAACTCCAACCGTTGTACTTGCGATCGTACAAACAAGGCACTGACGTGATGAACTCACCAACACCATGTTCTTTCAAGTCTGCGTTAACGCAGAAGTCATTGGCCACATTCCAAATCTGTGGGTCACGTTCGTTACGACGTCCAAAGTGATCATAAACACAATGCAACACTTCATGTCCAAACAAGAACTCAATTTCCTTGGGCTTGAGCAGTTCGATAAAGCGAGTGTTGTAATAGAAGTGACGTCCGTCTGTGGCAGCAGTACCGCACCATTCATCTGCGTTAACCAGCTTGAGTCGAGTGGCCAAGTTGCCAAAGAAGCTGGCTTTCAACAGCAACCCCACACGGGCTGTGATCAGCTTCTCACGGACTTTGACGTCCAGCTTCATGTCTTTGGGACCAATGAGGTCTTTGAATTTATCTTCTTTTTTGTTAGCTGTGGTGTTAGCAGTTGCCATAGAGTGTTCCTTGTAGATGTGTGTATTATACTGCGGACTGAATTAGCAGTCAACTACAGATTATGCCGTAGCCAATTCAACCTTTGCAACACGCATTGCCTTGAGATTAGACTCAGTAGCGCAAAGACGAACGCTATATGCACGGCCTTGTTTGTTGATAGCTTGGATGTCAATCCAAGGAACCGTTTGATCAGCAGCATTGAGATTCAAACAGATGTTGGTGATAACACCTGTCAGGTCACCGGCTGCACAAGACCAAGTCACGGTATCGTTAATATTGAGATTCATTTTGGGTCCTAGTTGTTGCTGCGTATGTGTATATTATACCCGATCTGCCAATACCGGTCAACCAAAAAAAGTGTGGGTTTTTTGCAACATTTATAGGTATTTTAGCTGGAACCAAGTGAGTGCAGCTTCGTTAAAAAAGTCCAAGTGAACCTGCTTTACACAGCGATGTCTTTGCACTACGGAACCTGGCGGAACAAACTGAACCCATTCTTCATGTTGCCTCACAGTGAATCCCAATTCACGTTTCAATACCCAACTCACAACAATACTGGCACTGTTGTCGGCCAGTATCTTTTGCCAAACAAGATCCCAATGCGCAGGTGAGCAAAAGATAATGAGATTCTTTTTGACAATTACTTTATGTTTCTCGGACATGAGCCAATTGAAACCACGCTAGTTCTTTGTCGGATGCAACATAGATACGATAATCACGATATTCAGTTTGATATGCCCAATGTGGATTAGATTCAGGAGGATCATTGGTTGCTTTGGATTGCTTGTTCATTACCACCTGTAGCTCAGCTTCTTGTGCCCAACCGTATGTTTGATTGAACCAACGTCGAGCTCGGTCAAAGTCCAATGCACCAGTGCCGCCTATTGGACTGGTGCTGAATCGGACCATGAATTGATATCTGGTGCGATGATTGTGTCGATAATCTAGTTTGGAAATTTCATAACGCATGATGAAATATGGGGACCGTAGTCCCCATTCCTGTTTTAGCCTTGGGCTTGCAACACGTATTTTCCGAACTTGCTGTGGAACTCATCAAAGTGCTTGAGCTTGGTAGGCTTGAACGGCAAGTTGTATGTGGTCAACGCAATACGCGAACCCATCACAGTCAACTCAGTTTCAAAATTACGCATCATGTAGCTGAGGAAGTTGTCAGCCATGTCATGAAACTTCTTTTCTTCTACCTTGTTTTCAACAGCAGCCTTGAGCTCGTAGCACATGGAAATAACCAGGCTGTACATGGCACTAATCTCTTTCACGTTCAAGTCCTTGACCTTGCCATTCAAGATGTCAGCTGGGTCGGGCATACGACCAGACACTTTGCGGTGAGCCATAAACTTCACTGCCAAGCCTTCACCAACAGTACCTGCTACCAAGTTGGTAAAGGTGTCGTCATCGCCGTCTGCATCATTCAACAGCTCGCTCACAAAGGTCCAGCTGCGCGGTGTAGCGAATGCACGGCTTGAGCTCTTGGCATCAAAGTCATACAGGTCTTGCTTGGCAAAGCTCAAGTAACCAACCACGTCCTTGTGGATGTTATTGGTCACAGCCCATTCTTGCCACGAAGCAAAGTCCACTTTCATTTCTTGGTGAATGAAACGATTTGCCAGCGGAGTGGGCATACGATACGTCACACCTCTGTCGCTTTCGCGATTGCCTGCTGCAACCATAACAACATTGTCAGGCAGGCGATATTTGCCAATACGACGATTCAAAATCAGCTGATAGGCAGCGGCTTGAACTGAGGCAGCGGCACTGTTGAGTTCGTCCAAGAACAGTACCACGATAGGATACTGGCTGGCCAGTTCTTCGTCGGGCAGTTCCACAGGAGGCGCCCAATCCATCTTGCCAATTTCTTTGTTGTAGAAAGGAATACCACGAATGTCAGTGGGTTCCATCTGACCCAACCGCAGATCAATCATGTAACCATTGAGGTCACGGGTGATGTTTTCTACCAGCTCGCTCTTGCCAATTCCAGGGGGACCCCACAGGAACAAAGGACGCTTGACTTTGAATGCTTTAAGCAGGGATTTATGCGCCTGGCGCGAAGTAACTGTACGTGAATCTGACATGGTCTATACCTTTCTGTTGTTGATGAGTGTATTGTAAGCGATCTTGAATTTCAGGTCAAGCAGTTTGTTTGGCCAACTGCTCTTGTAGCACGTACAAGGTGTTAGGCAGCATGCCTTCCACGGCATACAAAGCACCGCAGTACCAGACGCCATCTTTCATGATGTAGAAGTATTCGGCACCACAGCCGTCTACCAGTTCCAGGAACTCGTCGAAGCTTTGGCTCACTCGGAAATCCACGTCCTTCTCGCCGCGATCGCGACCGTAGAAGGTGGTCATGTCACCAAAGTTCTTGTCCCAAGCTTCGGCTTCGTTGCTGCCGTATGCATTAGGATTGCTGAACTCGTGCTTCTCGCCAATCTCTTTAGCCAGCGAGCTGAGATCGCCCAAGGCCACAAGGTTATTGGCTTTGGCTGAGTCATAGTGTTTTTGCAGGATCTCGCCATTGCCGCTGAGATAACCATCCCAATGTGCATAAACGCTCTTGCACTTGTCACCATGCATCACACCAATTCGACTACGTGTACCCATTTTTTACTCCTAGTTTGTTGCTGTCTATGTGTATATTATAACCGATTTTGCAATACCGGTCAACCGATAACTACCACGCGGCGTGTACCTTCGTAGTCGCCTTCGTCTTCGTACATGTCGCTCTCGTCCAAGAGCTTGTCCATGCCGTGGTATTCACTGCGCTTGACCAAGCCTTCGAACACTTGGTCCACAGAAGGAGCAACCCGAGTGCGCCAGTGATCACCATAATTGTAGGAGAAGTGTACTTCTGCATCAGGGTTCATGTTCGCTAACTCTGCAATGAGATCTTTGACCAGCATGTTTTATTCTCCGTCCTTCATGACATATTCAAACAGGATCCACTTGGCACGATTCAGGATCTGACGAGCATCCTCGGCTCGCATGTGATCAACTTCACCGTATTCGGTATTGATCATCTCTTGTGCATCGCTCATGAGGCTTGCTGCCATCATAGCAGGACCAGAGAAACGAAAAGTCATAGACGATTCTACCGATTCACGCATGCCTGCTTCAGTCACGCCGTACATGCGGACTTCGCGTTTTTGTTGCTCGGTAAGTGCTTGGTAAGTTGCTGTAGACACTTGGGACTCCTTTTTGCTGAACATGCGTATATTATAGCCGATTTCACAATTCTGGTCAACCAAAACACGCCTTAAAAACCGTTTCACGCACAGCAGTATCTGTGGCTTCTTCAAATGCTTCTTCCAGGCTTAATGCCGACAGCATGGCACGAACAGTGTTCTGAGACAGTTGATGCACTCTGGCAACCATCACAATGCCTTGGATGGCTTGATTGCCAGCGTCAGTAAACATGCCATAATCTTGTGTTTTAACC